TGGTGGTTGTAGGGCGGACACGCCCGCGACTACTGGGAAGTTTTATTGGGAGTTTACGTTCGTTTCTGGTAATGTAACTCCGATGCTGGCTGGGTATGGCTTGGCAAGCATTAATTTCTCCAGTTTTGGTTCTGGCAACACAACAGGTGCTACCACTGTTGCCAAAGCTGGCAATATAAATGTCAACAATGCAAATCCCACTGGAAATCCAAGTTTAGGTGTTCGTGCCAATGGCGACATTATCGGTGTTGCAATTGACATTGCCGCCAAGCTGATCTGGTTTCGTGTTGCTCCGTCTGGAAATTGGAATGGCAGCGGTACAGCCAACCCGGTGACCGGGACAGGTGGGGTTGACATCACGTCCATAGTGACGGGTCCGCTGTATCCTATCGAGGGCATCAATGGTGTAGGTGCGATTACAGCTAATTTCGGTGCTAGCGCCTTTACTGGTGCCGTGCCATCCGGATTTGTATCGGGATTTTCACCGCCACCAGTCAAGCAACTCCTTCAGGTTACTTTCACCCCGCAGGTCGCCGGTCGCCTCCGCGGTCTCGTCAAGCTGGGTAAGCCGTCGATCCCAGTGTGGGTTAATCCGCAGATTGCGGTGACGTAAAGCCGTGGCCAAGTCCACCTATGTCATTTCCTCGCAACGCGCTGGTGTTGGTTCGGTAATCATCACCGAAACGACGCAAAAGACTTTTGTCACTCCGGTTTCCATTTCAAAGGAATCTGCGATCGTCGGCGGCGCGGCCGAGATGGATGGCCAGGCGCAGGTGCAATTCGCTGGTGCTCTCGCTCAGCCCGGCGCAGCGTGGATGGACGGGCAGGCTCAGGTAGCCTTCTATAGCGCCGTCGTGGGCGCTGCGCAGATGAATGGCCAGGCTCAGGTGCTGTTCACCGGCGCAAGCCGGGCCTACGGCGTGGCCAGGATGGATGGTGCTGCTTCGATGGCTGCGGTCGGAGACAGCAGCGGGTCAGGTTCGTTCACTACTGGCATGCTGCAGAATCTTCGTATGCAGGACCTTATAGGCGTCGGGATCGTGCAGACGCTCGATGATGCTATTGTCGCGTCTCACAGCAGCAAGACGCTGACGCAGTATCACTGGAATGCCGTCAACCGGATTTTTATTCACTCGTCTCCGACTCCGATTTACAGCTGGATCGCGGTCTCGGTGCAGAATCTGACCGTGAGCCTTGGCGCATCGGAGAAGTTCACCTGGGGGCGGGAGCTGGTGCAGGCGCTTCGTGTCAGCGCTGCCGCAGGTGTTCAGGGGATATACAAGAAAGCTTTGGCGCAGCTGTTCAAGCTCAGCGACATTGGCGGCTTGAGCCACACGCTTCCGCTTATTCTGACTCAGAGCATCAATCTGTCGTTGTCGTTGGCTGGCGGAATCAGCCTGAAGCTGCTGCAAAAGTTCCTGATAGCGTCAACATCATCGCCAGCGTTTACATATCACTTCGCACTCGCTGGTCGAGTGATCATCTCGCCTTTCATTGATAAGCTGTTCTTCGCGCTGATACAGCAGCTGTTCACCGTGCAGCCTGTCATAGGGCGGAAGTTCATCGCGGGCGGTTCCCTGGCGCAGCTGCTGACCGTTCATCTGGCGCTCAACAACAAGTTGGTCCTCCAGCTCACCGGCGACCTCACTCTGAGCCTGGACCAGCTGGTGCACATGCTCTACAAGGGCGACCCGCTTCTTGACGAAGTGGTGATTACCGCGTTGTACATCAGCCCATCGGGGACGACCACGACCTGGGCGGTGAACACCAGGACCAATGCGGTCACCGAGTATATGAACTACAACTTCAACTCTTTCGCCCTCCTGAATGGAAGGTACATCGCCTCCAGCCCAGCCGGGCTCTATGAGCTGGATGGCGACACCGACAATGGCACGTCGATCATCTCCGAGCTGATGAGCGGGTACTTCCAGTTCAACGAAAAGAAGATGTTCGGTATCAAGGGCGCGTATGTTGCGATCCGCGGCGGCGGTAGGTTCTATCTCAAGCTGATCTCAGGTGATGGACGTGAGTACGTCTACGAGCTCAAGGCACAACCAAACTTCATGACGACCAAGGTCAGAATCGGCAAGGGCATAAAGACGACCTACATGGCTTTTGACCTCGTGACCGAGGGCCAGGACTTCGATCTCGACTCGCTTGAGTTCATCCCGATGACGAGCGGAAGGAGAGTATGATGCAGAACCTGGGCTTAGTTCTCTTGGTGTTCGGCTTCGTATGTGCCGTGCTGGCCACGGTGCTTGGTCCACAGATGGGCCGGTTTCATCTTGGCTGGGCGGCGATCGCGTTCTGGCTGGCCGCTGAAATTTTTGGCGGGGTCGGACGCCTGTTCAGCTCGCACTAACCCGCTATGGCGCAGAAGCCTCCGGCATGGGCGCGGCCTGGCCAGGTAGGCCAGGTGCCGTTGATGCTCAGCCGGGACATCGACATGTCCAAGGTTGCCGCTGGAAGCGGCGACGTGCGTACACTCGCCGAGCAGATAGTCCGATCGCAGCAGACAGCCATCAATCGGTTCGTGGCGGTGCAGCGGCAGCAGATCGAGCTTGGGGAAAGAGACGTTCACAATGCCAGGCTCCCTCTGGATGACATGGAGGTTTACTACACGAATGTGCAGGGCCTTGAGCGGATGCACTACCACATCCGGCCGAAGGTTCCGACGCCGGAGCCTGAGCTTGAGCCTGAGCCTGAGGTACCAGCGAAAGAAGAGCAGGTACACGGCACGCCGGATTTCCTGGAGGTGGATATACCGATCGGCTTGGCTGTCGAGTTCTTCGATGGAGCGGATTGATGAGCTACCTGATGTTGTCGGATGGCGTCCTCGATTTTTCCAAAGCGGTGATTTCGTTCTGGTTCCGGGTGCCGCAGGAATCCATTGACAAAGTTAACGCAGCGTGGACCGGCGAGGACGGAGTGTTGCTGAATGGGATCATACCGCTGGTGGTCATGGGCAAACGTGGAACTGGTCAAGTGCCGTATCAGCTCAACCCGAGTCAGACTGTGCTATATAGTTTTGACTCGGAAGGGTGGATAAATACAACCGGCACTGTATTCAGTTACATATATTTGGGGACTGGTGGAAGATGTGTGGTTTATTCGCCAGACAGCCCTGAGGTCGAGGGTCATTGGGATACCAACATTGGCGCGACTATTACCTCTTTCCAGACAAGTTACAGTTATGCGCCGATCACCAATACGCAGCCTTCCGGGTCTGCACCAGCGCGGAACCCGACTTGTATCGGCATAGATTGTAACGGAATCAATCCCTGCCTGTACGTCAATTTTGAAACCGCGATGCAGGCGGATATATCCAGTTTTGCCTATGAACTGCAAAGCATCGTGCCTGGGCACGAATTTCAACCCGCTGGGACTATTCAACAAGGCACCTTGATCGAGCGATGGTGCGCGCCGCCTATTGGGTTGTTGGTTGACCAAATTCCTGGATCGGTAATTACTATTTCCGATACCACTACGACGGTTGGAGATGGTGGTCCATCTGTTGTTACCGATCCAGAATATAATTACGTGGACATCACCGATGTTTCCATCAACGGGACTGGAGCAATCACCAGCAATGTTATTCCGGTCAGTGCGGATACGTGGCATCACGTGCTGGTTTGTATAGACCTCAAGACAGAGCAGACGCATGGTGTCTCATCTGATTCGGACCCTGTACCGCCTGCAGTCCCCATTTCGACATATGTCGACAGTGCTTCACAGCTTTACGTGGCGCTGGACGATGTCAACTATACCGGGTGGGACCTTTCTAATAACTGGAACTGGGGTGGCGATCCCAACGAAGTGCTCACCAATAATGCCTGGAACGTTGCAGGGACACGCCTGAACTATGATCGTGATGGTAACGTGCTCGGTGAGGCAGCAAGCTATACTCTTACCGATCCAACTGTGCCGAGCGACGGTCAGCCGCTGGGGGTTCCAGGGACCGCAGACACGGTCGATAACATCTACCACGTGGAGATGGCCGAGTTCGTGATGTTCCCTGGCGTTACGCTCGACACCAGCATCGAGAAAAACCGCCGTTTGTTCATTACTAACAAGGACAAGGAGGGGCGGCAGTTCCCGGTCAATCCAACACCAACCATGATACCAATCTCCAAGTTGGCGATTGGTGATCCTGCGACCTGGGAGCCTGGTGCTGACACGCCAGCTTTCGTACCGCCGCTGTCGGCGCTCGACCCCAGCAACATGAGCAGCGGGAACAAGCAGCTGGGCATGCCGGCTGTTGACTTTACGAAATCCAGCATGAACTGGATGGCAGGGCATAACCTGGGCAGCGCCAAGGGTAAGGTTGTCAGGACCGGGAAGATCAAGGCATACTCCCCGGACCCCTCACTGAGTAGCGACGCCACCCCTGGTGACGGCACTTCTGGAGGCTAGGCCATGCCGTACATAGCGCCGATCATATGGGGCGACCCGACATACATGTTCTACGAGTCCCAGAAGCTCGTGGGACTTGCCGAGCAGTACATTCAGCAGCTTGAAGCGCAGGCTGGCCAGCTCGCGGCCCCTACGATCAACGTAAACTTCCCGACCGTTACCATGCCGCCGGTACCGTCCCAGACACCTGAACCCACCCTGCAACAGGTGACCTGGACCGTCCCGGGGCAGCCGCCGCCGTTCTCCGGAACGGTGGATACGTCCGGGCTCATTATCGCGCCTTTCACGGGAACACCTCCGACGTTGTCGTTCGGCACTCCGCCGGCACCGTTTGCGGACGCCGCGCCTGCTGCGCCTACTACCAACCTGGACTTCACCTATCCGACCGTCGCGGTCACATTGCCCGATCCGCCGAGTCTGATGACGCTCGACACGGTGAACTTTCCGACGATCGTGATCCCCGCTTTCAGCGGGGATGTGCCTGCGTTTTCAGCGCAGGCGCCGGGGCCGTTCAACTATACGCCGGGCGCGCTCTATACGTCGCAACTTCTGACGGACCTGGAGACTGAGCTCGATCTGGCGATCACCACCGGCGAGTACACGACGCTCAATAAAGCGGTCCAGCAGGCGCTGTGGGACGCCGGCCGCGAGCGCGAGTACAAGCAGCAGGCCGCGGCGTTAGCCGAGCTGAATCGGATGGAGGTGCTTGGTTATGCGTTTCCGCCAGGTGTGTTCGTCGACGCCAGGATCAAGATACAGACCGAGACAAACTATACGATTGCTGGCTTATCGCGCGACATCATGACCAAGCAGGCTGAGCTGCAGCTTGAGAACATCGGCAAAGCCAGGGAAGAGGCTGTCAAGTTGGAGTATAGGTTAATTCAATACGCCAACGAGACTGCGCAGCGCACCTTCGAGGCTGCCAAGTACGCGACCGAGTCGGGGATAGCCCTCTACAATGCAGCAGTGCAGGCGTACACCGCGGCGCTGGAAGCGTACAAGACTCAAGCGTTGGTCTACGACACTCAGATCAAGGGACTCATGGCGCAGGTCCAGGTGATTCAGGCGCAGATCGAGTACGAGAAAACCAAGGCAGATATCAACACATCCATTGTCAAGCAGTACGAGACCGAGGTCCAGGCCGCCGAGGCGGTCTTGCAAATCTATAAGACTCAGGTTGAGATCATCCAGACTCAGGCCAGCGTCGAGAAGATCAAGGTCGAGATTTACGGTGAGGAAATCAAGGCGTTCGTCGGCCGGATCAATGCCTACACCGCCGAGGTCGAGGGCTACAAGGCGAGCATAGAGGCGCAGGCGACGATCGAGAGTGCATTCAAGACGTCGGTCGATGCCTACACCGCCGAGGTCAATGCCAACGTGGCGCAGATCAACGCCCGGGTCGCTGTATTCCAGGCCCAGGTGCAGAGTTATCAAGCGCAGCTTGCCGGCTACGATGCCGCTATCAAGGGCATGGTCGGGCAGGCCCAGGCTGCGTCCTTGTTCAATACTGCCACGGCAGAAGTGTTCAAGGCCCAGGTCGCAGCAATAACAAGCTACAATCAGGTGCTGACTTCGCAATGGCAGGCGGTGCTGAGCGAGCAGGCGCAGATCACGCAGATCGCGGTGTCCGCCGCCAAGGCCAACGGCGATCTCTACATCTCGGCACGTGGCTTGTCGCTTGACGCTTCCAAGGTGGGCGCGCAAGTCTGTGCGCAGCTTGGTGCAGCAGCCTTGGGAGCGATCAGCTGGCACAACTCATCGCAGTGGTCGTCGAGCATGAGTTCGAGTGACAGCGATAGTAACAGTTACAGTCAAAGTTTCAGTCATAGCACCAGCGAAAGCACCAGCACCAGCACCAGCACCAGCGACAGCAACACCAACCAGACCAGCGACATCAACGAGAGCATCAACTCGGTAGCCGACAATACCAACACGAACTACAACTCAAGTGTGGGTTAGGAGTGACACATCATGCCTTTTGGACCTCCCCCGGGTTTTCAAGAACTCCTGGCTAAGCAAGTCGAGGGTAAGTATCAGGCCAATACGGCCGAGGCTTATCAAAGAAGGGAAGAAGCCCAGCAGGTTGCGGCGAACGCCGCGTCAACGCGCGCACTGCAGGGAGCCCAGGGTGGCTATTACGGCGCCGAAGCCTACAAAGCCGGGCAGGAAGGCCAGCAGGTTGCGCCGAATGCTGCGTCACTACGAGGGCTGCAAGGCGCCGAGACCCAGTTCAGGGGCGCACAAACAGATACTGAAAGAGCCATGCTGCAGTATGGCTATGAACCTGGCCTCTTGTTGCATGACCAGCTTATGGGCAGGGGGATGTTGTCGCAGGGGCAGCAAGGCTCGCCGACTGCGCCGCAGACGCCGTGGTCGCAATCGCCATCGCTGCTGAGGCCGCCACCTCCGTCTTCGCCACTGTCTTCGTTTGCACCATTGACCCGGCCGAATCCTCTGGGTTCGAGCTTGAGCCCGGGCTTCCGCAAAGGCACCGCCAACGTCAAGGGCAAGGGCAAAGGTGCAGGCGGCGGGGGTGGCAAGAATGGCAAGGCTGGTGGCGGAGCGCCACCGCAGGGACTCGAAGCCATGCTGCCGGCGCTCATGGCGGCGTCGCAGACCAGCCAGATGGGAGGGGGTGCCGTGGGCCCACAGGCGGCCGACCCTACGCAGCCCATGGCGCCGGGCGCCGCGGCGCCTCCTGGCTACGTCCGGGGGATGGCAAACGTGCGGGGGTATGCGGAAGGTAACGAGAACATCCCGTTGCCAACCCCTCCCCTAGGCGGCGGGGGTGACACCCGCATCTACATGCCAGGAGCCATTCATCACGAGCCCACGCATATGGCGGGGTCGGGACTGGTGTCAGGAGCTGGGCCAGTGTCGGGGGAGGGGCCGGTGTCGGCAGGAGGACCAGTGTCGGCAGGAGGACCAGTGTCGGGAGCTGGGCCAGTGTCGGCAGGAGGACCAGTGTCGGGAGCTGGGCCAGTGTCGGCTCGGAAGGGCGCCACCGACGTCAAGGCACCTCCAGGGAAAGCCAAGGGCAAGAGCAAGGGCGCCAGCACCAATCTGCCCAGGGGGCTGGCGGCACTTTTACCTGCGCTCATGGCAGCGGCACAGGGAGGCGGTGGAGGCGGCGCAGGCCCGCAGGCGGGGGCGCCCATGGCACCCGGGGGTGCTCCGCCCATGGCTCCTGGTCCCCAGCCTCCCGGGCCTCCTGGCTTCGCCCTGGGCGTACCCAGCGTGCAGCCGATGTCTGGTTATCCTTTCGGCGCCGGCTACCTGTTCGGCGCGACCGCGGTGCCCGGCCAGGGCTCCGGGACGGTCGACAAGGTGCCAGCTATGCTGGCACCGCACGAGGCGGTGCTCAACAGAGCCGCTGCCGACCTCATGGGCCGCGGCAAGATTGCGGCGCTGAACGCCCAGGGGGCGAGGCAGATGGGGCTGCGGCGTGGAGCTGCCTGATGGTGATAAGCCTCCGATGAGCCGGAGTGCCGCACGTGATCTTGCCGATCGCCTTGAGGCTGGCGAGCCGGTCATCAGATCGGCGGATGAAAAGCGGCTGATCGTCGCCGCACTCAGATACTACGGGCGGCGCGACGTGCGCTAGGACTTCTTCTTGAACTCGACGATCTTCCGAGACTCGTCGTCAGGTGCGTCAGGCGTGCTCGGTACGGCGATCGGCGACGCCGTCTTTATTGGAATTACAAAGCACAGAATCGGACTGCTCAAGGTCCGGTTCTCTGCCCGCATGCGCTTTTTTACGGACCTGTGTGTGATGCGTCCGGCCGTCTGGAGGTTGTCGAGTATGCTGCTGTAATCGTGGTGGTGCTGATTGCAGTAGTCTCTGAATGGCCCGGTGCGCACATACACCTCTGCCTTGGATATTTCGTACCGTGCCTTGAACTCGACGTGAGGCGGCGCGTATAGCACCTCAGGTTCGTTCCTGGTGTTCTTGTCGACACGACAGATATTCGGATTGATCTCTTCCAGGTACTCGTTGAGAATCGTCTCCGGCGTCGTATGCTCACGCTCAAGCTTGGCTTTGTTTCTCATAGCCGGTATCTGCACGTCTATGAGCCACTCGCGCATGAGCTTGTAGCTGAAGGGGAAGTACCCCAGCTTGTTGCCTAGCTTGAGTCCCAGCAATGCAGTGGCGGCGCAGGCGGTCGCGAAGCGCTCTTCTTGACTCGCGTTTATGTCTGCTTCGAATCGCTGCTGGATTTCGAGGAACTTGCCGCCCACGACTTCGGTGTGGGGCAGACAACGGCATAGAAAATCTTCTCCGATCCAGCCGTAATTCCTCAGGAGAAGCCGCATGGCAGTGTCGGCTTCTACCTTCGTATGGACAGCATTCCTGCTTACTCTGATCTCGAAGACGCGCATGATGCCGGCTTGGCCGCCTGAACTGTCGGCGTTGACCATCTGCACCAGCGACTTGTTGCTGGTGCAGAGAGTCAGGTTTGATTTGTACCCGCCACGAGCCTGACGAAAGTCGCGGTTGGATTTCAGGCTGGTGTACGACCCCGGCTGGCTGGCCGAGAGTGCGATCTCGTGCGCCACGTCGTCTTCGAACCGTGTAATCTCGTCGACGATGAATGGCAGGTTACGACAGATCGCGCCGCGCTCCTGGCGGCCTTTGTCTGTGCTGTTCGATCGCAGGCCGCTGATGCAGTAAAGCTCTGGATGCCCCCACAGGCTGGCGGCGAAATACACACCGGTACTCTTTGATGCGCCGGTATCCCCGGTCAGGCAGACCAGCATGCCGTGCAGATTCGAGTATCTGAAAAATGGCGTCGCCAGCGAAGCGCAGATGGCGAACTGCTGCGCCATGTACTCCGGGGCATTGTAGAACTCCATGAGCGCGATCTGCTGGCTCAGGCTGCCCATATGGTTCATGCTGTCAAGCTGAGTATTCTTTGTCATTACACACGGGGTGATCGAGCCGTCTGCGATCGAGATTTTTCGACCGTGCATGACAAAATATTCCGGGGTCCCAAGTTCTACCGGCTTCTCGGTCTCGGTTAGTTCCTGAGGGGGGACTTCCCATCCGACGTAATCGTATTGACCGAGATCGTTGGTGTATCTTCGCAGCTCCTTGAGATACGCCTGCATGAACGTGTGCACTGGTTTGAGCTGCTTCGGAAGAATGATGACGTCCTTGTTGCGAAGCGCCGATGCGAGAGTCTTCGGCTCCAGGTCGGCATTCAGGAGTTCAATCATCTTCCAACCTTCGCGTGGAGTTTTGACGTACCAACGTGAAAGGCAGTTCTCGTTGAAGGTCGCCCTGATCCACTGTACAGGAAACATCGGGTATTCGTAAATCCAACCATCCTTCTTTGCCTTGACTCCGTAGGTCATGTCCAATGTGTAAGGCGCCGGTGGCGGGCATGGCGGTGTTACATTTTGTAATACCGCAGACGCAGACGCAGGCGCAGGTTGATGCGCTCGTTCATAGACTAAGTTAGCGATCAGGACAGGATTCTTGGCGAGGTCCCTGAACGGACATCTATCGCAGATCGCCGGATCACCGCTGTTGTGGTCGATCTTCTCGCACCCCGGCGGGGGAAGTACCCAAGCGTCGAGCTTCTCTTGGGTCTCTTCCCGGGTGTAACCCGGATGGCCGTTCGACCACTCCTGGGCTTTCACCTCGCCGTCGTCGCAATATTTTACCGTGCCAATGCCGACATGCCACTGCGGCTCGCGCACGTTCCCCTGGCTGTCCCTGAATATTCTCATATGCTCGCAGACGTCAGCGACTTCGTCGGCCGGCGGGCGGCGGCCGTCCCAGGCGACGGAGAGCTCTGGTCTGCGCGCCTTCGCGCTGTGGGCTTCGCCCGGGGCATCGGGCGCCAGGGTGGCAAGCTGGGCCAGCAGCTCTGCTGCTGGCGTCACCACACCTTCGGCAAGGATTACCACCTGGCGCGGGTAATCGTGGTCCTTGAAATTGAACGTGCCGGGTACGCGCAGCACGCTGCTCTGGTCCGTGGTGCGCATGGGGTCGACGTGCAGATCATGTTGCTGAGCCAGCCAGCGCAACCGACCCGCAGGCTCGCGCCAAGCCAGAGATTCGATCGATGTGTCGATCACCCAGTAGACATGGATACCGTATCCCGAGTCTACGATGAACGGAGATGGCAGGCAGGCACTGAACAAAAATTTCTCTAGTGCATTAAATATATCCTGCTTGGTAGCGTAGTGATCCTTCGGGCCTCCAGCGTCGATGTCGAAAAAGAAAACACGAGCTTCCCGCATGTTCTCGTGGGTTCGGAAAGTCTGGAGCTTCCCGGTGTCTGGATTCGCTTCACGCGCGACTCTCAGCGCGTGTGGCGCAAAATATAAATCTTTCGTTTGCTTCTTTGTCAGGACATAAGCTATCGCGTCATCGAGCGTGTCGCATCCTCGATGCGCCATGACCGTCTTGCCATCAGGCTTCATCCACGGAGTGGCGATGCAGTAGGGACCGCGCTGCGGCCACACTGCACTCAAGAACTTGCGCGTGTTCATGAGTCGTGCTCCTACAGCTTGTCATAGGTAGTTTGGTCAGTCATGATAGCACCTCTTCGAGGGGGTAGAGGCTACAACACCCTCGACTCTTTGTGCGAGTCGAGGGTGTCAAGAGTACGAAGAAACTTAAAGTCAGGAATGCTTACTCGTCGTCCCAATCCTTGAGGATGGTATCGAGGGCCGGCGATGCAACAGCGGCAGGAGCAGCAGGAGCCCGACCTGCCGCAATAGCAACAGCGGGCTCTTCTTCCTCATCGTCTATCACAGCAGCTTTGCGCGCCGCCGCGGCAGCGGCAGCCGCTTCGGCTTTCTTGTTAGCTGCTGTCTTGGCCTTTGCGGATGCAGATGCTGGCGTAGTTGCAGCAGCTGCAGGGGCAGGTGCCGGTGCAGCGGCAGGCGCCGGTGCAGCGGGCCTAACGGGTTGCTGTAGTACCATTTCCCCGTCGTCGTCATCGTCGGTCTCCTGTTCGTCTTCCTCGGTGATGCCAGGCGGGCGCGTGCCGGCGAAGCCGGTGAAGTCGGTCTTAAGCAGATCGTCGAGATTGCCTGATTCGGCGATTCCCGCACACACCGCCGTTTCCTCTTCGCTCAACCACCGGCCCGGCGAGAACCACAGCTTCGGGTAGCTCTTGGTATTGTCGAAGCGAATCCTCGTGGTCAGTGAGTAGGTGAACGGCACCGCCTTCGACTTGAGGAAGTTGAGATAGTTGGTGAACGCGAACATCATCTTGGCCTGGGCCTCCTTGTTCAGGCCATCGAAGTCGGAGGTCTGCGGAATCTTCAGCCGCAGCACCGGCGCCGCGCTGAGGTCGCGGGCCTTTGGAATCACCGCCAGATTACGATGCACGGCGCAGGCCGCGGCGGCTTTTCCTTGGTCTGTTTGACGTGAGCCCTTGATGGCTTGCGGGCAGACGTTGCACTTTTCTGATTGCCGATTAGTCGCGTTCGGGCTCGATGTAACTCCGTCATTGGACCAGCAGTCCGGCGCGCTCTCCTGGCCCGGATCGTAGGCACGTCCACCATAGTAGGCGCGTCCGCGATTCTCGTTGTAGGCAATGATCACGGCCTCGAAGGTCTGGATCAGCTCTTCCTCGCCATCGGCGTTGACGCGCATCAGCGGCTTCTTGGTGCCGTCGATGATCACGGTCCACACCTTGCCCGGGAAGGTCAGGGCGTTGACCTGACTGCGGGTCACGATGTTGCTGGTCCCGGCTTCCTGAGCCGCCTTGACGTGTGCCGGCACCTGAGCTGCCGGATCGAAGATAGCCACAGACTTAGTGGTAGCCATGTTATGTGTCCTTCATTAGTTGGTTGGGTTGTTCCGATGGTGGATCAAGCCCTGACTGGAACAGGGTCAGGGGCTGGTGTTACATTATGTAACACCAATCAGCTAACTACGCCGGATCGTGACCGTGTATTCTTTCATCACGGTTATGCCGGGCGGTAGCTCGTCAGAGTTATCCGCCATGTAATCCACGATAAAGGATTTCTTGACGCGGCGTTCGAGCGCATCGAACGCTTCGTTCTCGGCGATCCAGGCATAGAACGCGGTCCAGTCCCCGCAGGCAGGTTTGACTGAAACGGATTGGTACACTGTGCCGTGCGCTGTTCGCACGCTTTCGACACCCAACTCCTGCAATTTTCCCAGCAGGAAACTATCAAGAGTTTCGAGCTGGTCTTTCAGCTTGAGGTCGTCAGCCTCATATTGCTTTTTCAGAGTCGATCGTGCGTCACGTATCTTGACATAGGTCTCTGTTATCTTGTCGAGCTTCGGGTCAGTCATCGGTTTTCCTTTCAGCACCAGTTTCAGTTTTGCTTGGTCAGTCATTGTATGATCCTCTCGTACAGTTTCAGGATGCTGTCCTGGTTCAGTGCCCGGTTATCGAGCAGGTTGTAGATATCCCATTCAAAGGCATGAGCAGCAATGCGCACCACGGTCATCTTGCGGGTCTGCCCCGCGCGATTAAATCGTTCGATTACTTGCGCGTACTGATCATGACTATAGATCGGCGCATAGAAGACGGTAGTATCGGCCTCCGTCAGATTGAGCCCATGCGCCATCACCTGCGGATGGCACAGCAGCAGATGTGGGTCAGGCCCGGACTTGAACGCGCGAATGATTCGATTGCGTTGCTTGATACTGACATCGCCGTTGAGAACCGCAAGGCTGAAATGCTTTGCCAGCTCACTCTCAAGTGAGCGGGTGATTCCCTTGAACGGAACGATCACAATCACCTTGGCCGAAGCTTCCTTGATTACCGAGATCAGTTCTTTGAGCCTGATCGAATGGTCGATGGTCTCATAGGTATCATCTTTATTTTTTACTGATCCGCAGCAAATCTGCCGGAGCTTGATGAGTGCATCGGCGGCGTTGACCGCGGTGACTTTGGTGGTCTTATGCTGCAGGATCATATGCTCCCGCATGAGGTCGAATGCTTTCTGCTGATCCACCGTAAGCTGGGTCTGCCGGTTAGTGACAGTCAGCGGTGGCAGGTCCATGCATTCGGATTTGCGGAAACGTATGGCGGGCTGCAAAGCATCGAAGACGATCTTCTCATGCCCGTTTATGGGGCGCCACTTGTGCTGGCTCACCTGCTTCATTGTCATGCGCTGGAATGCGCCGAAGAACCTGGGTACCCGCGCCGGGCACACGAGCCGCGCGAGCGCCCAGGCATCGGTCGGCGCATTGGGGCACGGCGTGCCGGTCAAGAGCCACACACGTTTTTTGTTTTCGGTGGCCCAGGCAAAGAACTTGTATGTCAGGTTCCGGCTGTTCCGAAAGAAAGAAGCCTCGTCGAGGACAATGAGATCAATGTCTTTTCTCTTACGTACCAGCGTCGCGACCTCCTTGTGCGCAATCATATCGTGGTTGGCGATGTAGAAATCTACGTCCATCGACAGCGAGTTCACGCGGTGCTCGCGGTCACCATGCGTGACCACGCACGATCTATGCATCAGCACATCGAAGATATCCTGCTGCCAGATGGTTTCCAGGGTCGACAATGGAGCGAGGATCAGAGCTTTGCTTACCTCGCCGAGCGACATGAGATAGTCGGCAGCCCACAGCGTTGCGAAGGTCTTGCCCGTGCCCATCTCCGAGAGGTCGCAGTTCTTGCTATTGCGGATACGGAAGTCCGCCATCGGCCGCTGATGTGCGAACGGCGTGTACTTGCCCGGCCAGCTGTACTGATACTCGATCGGCGACGGCACATTGATCCCAAGCTCGTTAAGTGCGAGCGTGGTCTCAAGTGTGTGCCTGATCTGGACGTTGCCCTCGTCGGCGTCGATAGAGCGGCTCAGTCCGGGGAAGGTTGTCAGCACGCGCGACGGATCGCGCAGCTTCAGCACAATGCTTTTGGTTGGTTGATGGATCAGCATGATCAGTCACTCTCTGATTTGTAAGTATATTAGTTCGCAGGTGTAGCTGTCAAGTTTTAGACATTCGAATAGGGGAAAATTGCGCCTGCTCTTTCCACTTTGTTAAGTTCTTGAACAAAGACCCAACTGGGTAACTTGATAAGCGTGTAAGCACCGTTCGCAGTTCCTCAATGTTGGTCTCGTCCACCAGGAAAGCGTAGTGTCCTGCTTCGTAAACATCAGTAAGAAATTTATGCTGAAGCACGGTCACCACGTCGTCGTACTTGGTTTCGATTGCCATGAACAACTTGGGTCGCTTCATAGCAAGAAAGTCGCTCACGCCGCCCCGGCCAAACGCGCCTGCATTCGGCATCCAGAAAGTCCACCCAGTATCAGTGAGGATTTCCCGGACCTGTTTCTTGATGAACCCTTCGGTCCTGTCGCTGGTCATAGGTTTTCTCATCTCCACGACTCCATGTAACCCTCTTCCTCTTCCCGCCGCTGCTGCTCATCCGAGAGCACGCCCCGACTACGAACCGTGCGCAGCTCGAAGAAGCCGGTGAACTCAGGATGATCGTGGATCAGCATACGGACATAGATCGGCGTGAAATTATCGTTGACCTCGAAGACATCCCCCTTGGTTCGGAGGTCATAGTGCCAGCGCATGACTTCTATGATCGTGCGAGCACTATAACGCTCTCGCCCAGTAGCCCGCATCTTGTAGGCGAGCGCCTTAAACTGCTCGTAGATATGCGGGTTCCGATGATGCCACGCTTTGAACCGTGCCAAGATGTTTGAGGGATACCTATCGAATGGATCGCTTATCATCGCTTCGATCCTTTCATTGCTTCAACCAGCCGCCGAAGCAATTCCTGCTTCGACAATCGCCATATCAACTTTGTGTCGGCACCGCGCCACTTGTCTGGATGCGATCTCGCATGTTCGTACAGAGCTACGCGAATGAGCTTGAGCCGTTTACCCATGTCACCTCTTCGGCCTCCAATGTTTGCAGCCAATGACAGGACACCATCCAAAGCATAGGCCACCAGGGCGCATCTGCCAGGTGTCCGAACGGAAGGCCTCCTTGTACTGATGCAGCTCGGGCACCAGTTCGTTCCATAGCTCTCGCATCTGCGTGCGGCTCCAGGTCTTCTCCGTTGTCGTGCGAGTCTTTGTCCAATAAAACCTGACCCCGATGGTGTCGAAGTAACCGAACTCTTGGAATGCCCACAGTGCGTAGATGATCAACTGGTTGAACTTCTTGTGCGGCTTGCCGGTCTTGTAGTCCACGAGCCACGCATGACGGCTCATGGCGTCGACCCGCAGGTAGTCGATGATCATGCGGCACCACACGTTCTTGTCGCCCCACTCGCAGGAGTCCAGAGTCTTTGCAAGTGCCGCCTTATGCTCGATGAACGCCCAGCCCGGCTGCAGGGCCAGCTCCTGCATGAACGGCTCGTGCGCCGCTAGCTCCGCTGGCAGCTTTATGTGCGGCGACTTCAGACGCATGGCGAACGCCTCGTGCACCCACTCGCCGTAAACCTGCTCCTTGGACTTCTCTTCAGGCGGCAGGTCCTTGAGCACATAGCGGTGGTGATACTGCTCGGGGCAGTTCTTGAACGTATCAAGCGCGCTCGGTGACCATGGAAGCGGTTTCATCTGATCCTCTTAAGTGTCTAGGTGCTGCATGTATCAATTGCAAAGCTCTATTTCTACTAATGCCGAGACGGATACCTATCTCCCGAGTCGTTAACCCCTCACGTCGTAAAAGTAGTACGTGCATCCAACGAGCTTCTCTGTATGGCTGATCGTATTTCATGTGAGTTGAATCCCGAGCTTACGAACAATCTGATTGGCACGCATTGCCTGGTTCTCGGCGTCGGTTAACGCCGTATGCAATATACCTGGGTACTGAACTTCCTCCAGAGTCAGCAGATTGCGTAAAGTCCTGAAGCACCGATTGTGCCGGAAGCTCCATGGCGCATCGCGCTTCGCGACCTCGTAAGCCTGGCGCAAGAGCGTGTTGTCGAAGTCGCTGCCGTTGCCCCAGACACGCACGTCGGTGCATTGAGCACTGGCGGAGTGTGACCGTAGCCAGTCGGTGAAACCATCCAGCGCCTCGTACAGCGACAGCTTGGGTTTGCTCAGCCAGAACATTCGTGCCGCGTCACGCTCGGCGTCCATCCACCACAACACGACCTCAGCATCAGCGCGCAGCAGACCTTGCGAGCTGGCCGGGTCGACCGCGACCTCGAAGCGGTCCTCGATGATACCATCTGACTCGAAGGCGTATGGATCGAACACGCACGCACCGATCATGATGATGGTCGAGTAGGGAGTGACGCCCCATGTTTCGAGATCGAGCATGATATGTTTAAGCATTTCATTTGTCCTTGTGATTGAGATAGAAGCCGACACGGATCGCCATCGACACGTCCCTGACCATGCGTTCGAGATGGTCGGGGCCAAGAACTACCCTCCCTAGCAGGACGCCGACCGCGGCGACGACCACACCAATGGTCGGGTTCTGAGTCCTGATCGCCCGGTCGAGGAACTCGACCATCCTGACGATCTTCGGATCGAGCGGCACATCCTGCCCGTTAGGCTTGGGCTGCGAAGGTGTTACACCTTGTAACACCTTTTGCTGAGCTGGGTTATCAGGCATCTTGTTGCTCGTCCTTCTGCACGTACTTGTAGCCAAGTTCCTTGAGCCTGGTCTTGTCGTACGGCTCTTCGAACACCCCGCCAGTCTCCCCCCTGAGGGTCAGCAAGTTCTTGTTGCGATCTATCTTGATGATCTCGAACGCGCGGTTGGTCCTGGTGTTGAGCAGATAGCTGGTCATCGGTTCCATCCTCGATGCAAACTCCCTCGGTCAAACTCGAACGGTTTCAGATCGCCCCAGCTGGGACCGACCTTGCAGTCCCATGGCATCGGGATCGGCGGCTTGAATTTCCAAACAGCTTCGTAGGGAAGATTGTCCAGCACATCCTTGATGTAGTGCGCGGCATCGCGCACCTTTGGTGTGGGGACATAGAAGTAGAGCCCGTCGTGCAGGTCCCACGCAAAGCGCGCGCCGATCTCATTGAGATAATCCCGCACACATCTTAGAGCTAGGTACTTCTGATCGGCTCCCGTTCCCTGGATGCGGTAGTTGACTGCCGTACCTTCCATCTGCCAAGCCAGGTCGCCGCCCCACTCGCCGGTAATGCGGACACGCCGTCCCGGAATAGTCTCCACGTACCCCTGGGCTTGCGCCGACGTGATCTGATCGAACCAGTATCTCTTAACCATCGGGTAAGTGCTCAGGTAAACTCTCTGGATACGCTGCGCCTCTTCGAGCGACAGCAGGATGCCGTAGTCGACTTCGGCGATCTGCCGAAGTTTCTTATGACCTACGCGGTATTGCGAAGAAAGGTTCACCACCTTGCCGCACTGACGTGCGTTGGACTCTGGTGACCCAGTAACCTTGGCGTTCTCTCGAATCTGCTGGTAGGAAAGCGTCCGGTCGATCCGCGAACCCATGAAGGCATGCGGGTCGTGCCCCGGCTGGCAAAGCTGGAGCATGGTCCTATCGCCGGAGGCGATCGCCATCCAGCGATACTCCTGGCCGGCGGCGTCGAACTCCATCAACGTGAACCCGGGCGGTGACACCAGGATTCTTCGGAACACCGGATCACGCTTCATTTGATGCAAAGCAAAACCTACCTGTCGCGTGCCCTTGTTCTTGCCCTGCTTGGAACTGTAGGTCATTCTTCCGGAATAGGTACCAAACACTTTCATCTGTGGATGCGAACGACGATCGCCGTTGTAAGCACAGGACTTCAGCGGAGCTTGTGCGAACTTGGTATCGTTGTTCAGTGCTTCACGATACTCCTTGATCTCCTTGATGCGCTTATCCCTGAGCACCAGCTTGTGTAGCACCACCTTGCTGGTCGAGCGCGTACCAGTGGCGGTCCACTCCAGCATAGGAAGCTTCCACTGGTCGTAAAGGACGACGCCCAGTTGCTTGGGCGAACGCACGATCTTCTCGGTGATGCCATACGGCGCCAGGCTTTGTAGCTTGGCCTCCGCCGTCTGGCGGAGGCACGCGGAGAGATTGCCGGCTTCCACCGTGTCTACGGTGAGCCCCTCCAGGTTGGCGCGCGCTATCATCTTGAACGAAGCCGCCTCGGTGATAGCTACCGCTTGCTGGGAGTGACTTAGTTTCTCCCAGAACTTCTTAGCTAGTCTGAGGGTGAAGACGCAGTCTTTTATGTTGTACTCATGGAGTCTCGCAAGCTCCGCAGGATCGGTGCCATGGTAGTCGACCTCGGCTTCGTACCCGGCGTGCTGCGGGAAGAACCCCGGCACCGCGGCCTTGAGGCTGTAGCTGTGCTGCTGCTTGTGGTCGTAGTCCGGCTCGATATCCAGATGGCGCCAGAGCAGCATGGCGTCGAGGAAGCGAACCCGATCGAGCAAGTCAAGAATGACAGGTTCGTCTTCCGCATATGCATAGAGCCACGCGATATCAAAGAGGACGTTCCACCCCACTAGAATATGCTCGGTGTCGATCGCCCACTGCAACAGGTCCATGATCATCGCGACACATTCAAGCTCGTCCTTAAGAAGTCCACCGGCATGGAGGGTCTTGCCGTCCTGGCGCCAGACCCATGCCAGGGAAGTTAACCAAGCTTTGCCCTGGCGAACGCGCCAGGGCTGTAAAGAAAATTCCGGAAGCTCTCCCGAACACTCCACATCAAATGCACAAAGTTTCATTTGCGTTTCCTCAGCCCAGGAACGGCACAGACTTGTGCTCGATGCAGCCGTACTGACGGTAGATCGCCTGCCGTATCTCGTGCAGTACCTGGTCAGGATGGCTCCAGGAATATCGGAAGCACGAAACCAGCTCACGCCACTTACGATCACGCAGCATGGTGACGATCGAATTATTGTCGTGCCACCCAACCCCGCCATCTAGTGGCGCAGCCATCTGCACGTAGACCAGGAACCAAAGCCGGAACTCTTGGTAACGGGTTTCTTCACGCGCTTGCTTGGCGCGCTCGCGGTTGACCACTGGGACGGACCATGGCGTGATCTGGTCTGCCTTCCAGGTGTTGTCGCGCTCGCGGAACGTGATCTCGTCCGGCACCTTGTAGGTACGCCCGTCGACTGTGACGGCAAAATACCCGGCGCACAGCGACACGTACATGCGGGGTGTGCAGTGATTGGCGAATATGACCGTCGAGCGTGTCGTGTACGCACGGATGGTCAGCGAGTTGTCCTTGTGCCAGGTCACAACAGGATGATCGTACAGCCGCAGGATGATATCCTCGGCCTCTGTCCGCGCGATAGTCATGTGCTTCTTGCGGGTATCGACCAGCCCGCGCGGAGCCACCAGTGAGTTGAGCTTGCGGTCCCTGGGGAAAACCACAGCGGCTCTCCAGGTTTTGACAGCCTGGGCGTAGGACTCAATGCGAGGGAAGTTGCAACGGATGCCGAAGGGCATGGTAAGTCACTCCTGTTCTCTAGGTGATCAATGAGTTGAAGGAAGCACCCCGCGCGACCGCGCGGGGGTAAGCTTATATTATAGCACGATACAGCACAGGACCGTGGGGTTCTGACCCTCCTTGAGAACGACCTGTACCTGATTCGGCCAGCCCTCGGGGATGCATTTCAGGACCGCGTCGATGGTGGTCATGGGACTCGGGATCATGACTCTACCATCCATCCACCACGGGCGCTGGATGCCGGTCTGGATACCCTCGGTCTCCAGGAGCCGGGTCAGTCTCGTTTCGATGCGGCGCGCACGCTGGAGGACCTCCAGCAGATTTGCCCGGTCACCGGATGAGAACGACGGTCCTCCGGAGAGAACAGACGGCGCAAGTAGTTTTTCTTTCATTGACATAGTCGGTAACTCCTTGTCTCGTTCAACGAACTCGCCGCACAACCCATAACAAGCACCGTTGTACGAATGCTCCCTACGGGGATAACCACATTTTGCGCAGCACATGCTCAGTCTCTTGTCATGTGTTCATTCATGCTATCCCTTATTTCACGTGCCTCTTTTGCCGCAGCCGCTCTGAGATCGCTCCCCTTGCGCAGGTCGTCGGGCTGGTAGGAACCTATGGTTCCCATGATCCGCTGACGTATCTCTCTTAGCTTCGGATCACCAGTCACGTTGAGCCCGGGCAAAATGTTCATCAGCTCTACCAGATTGTTGACCGTGCTGTCCCGGAAGATCGCTTCTTCATCTCCTACTTTCTCAATGTAGTGTTCGAGAAGCTCCGCGATGCGCAGCCACACGTCCTGCATGGCCTCGCCAAGCCGCCGCTCGATGGAGCGTTCCATGTCGGCCTTAAGCTTGTTAAGCTCCTTCTCGGGAAGCGCGACTCGGAAATCGTCCGGCTCGGTGATGCCGTCGATGTCCAGATCGACTCGGAACTTTTCCCGCAGCTGGTCAGGCGTCGGGTAGTCCTCATCGCGGAACAGAGTCCCTAACCGGAACGACGCCTGGTCTCGCGCCTTGGGATACCTGACCTCGATGAACTCTTTTACGGCTGCGTTGAAGTTCCGCTCCAGGTCACCGTATCCCGACATGAACATCTCGAAGATGTTCCGAGTCATGATGCGCGGGCCTTTGTCCGACCACGGAAGAGTGTGATGGTCCCTGTGCGCTTTCAATGCATTGTACGCGGTGACAATATCCGCGAACGCTTCCTTGGGCACGATGCGCTTGGAGACCACGGCCGAGCCAGCCTGGGCGCTGGCATCCCTGACCAATTGGTTGGAAGCTTTCGAGTCGATCTTGTAGCCACTCCACCTGGATATGTGGAGGTTCACCAGCATGCACTTCTGTGAGAGACTCATGTTCAGTTACTCCTTTGTTTGGTTCAGTTAGTGCGGAAAAGCTTAGCAGCAATTTCAGTCTCTCGTCCAACACATTCGTTGTATTGATCGAAAGTTTGTGACACCCTACGGCAAGCACCGGGTATGCCGTTCACATACTCCTGCGTTATGGGCACCGTTGGAGGGTTGAGAGTGACCTTCACTCCCAGAATGATCGCTGGCAATATGATGAATACCAGCAAGTAGGTAGTAAGTAAACGCGGTCCAGTCATGTTCAGTCACTCCTTTGTTTGGTGTTACATTATGTAACACGTTTCTCCCAGTCGCGCGGCAGGAAGCCGCCGCTGCTGAGCCACTGGTCCAGTGCCTCGAAAGCGGTGACCAGCTTATCGAACGCATCGAGATCGTAGTCGCCGCGCTCGCCGTTGGTCCAATGCTCGCAAGCCGCGCGAGCATCGGTAAGAGCTTGATTGGGGTCCATGTTCAGTTACTCCTTTCAGTTGATCCGTATCGCGTCAACCACCCCACGCTTTATGCGCTTAAGCAAAGATGACGGGTCGGTACCCATATGTTCGGCCCACTCACTTAGACATTTACGTCGGCCTTTGATTTCGTAAATGACGTTCTGCCGTGTGTTGCGTGCTTGCTGAAGTGGAGTCACCCAACGACAGTTGGATGGGAAATACCCACGATCATTGTCGCGCCGATCGATACACATACCGGCCGGCGCTTCACCCATGTCGGCAAGGAAATTGGCAAACAAGTCCCATCGTTTGCAAACTTTTATTCCTCGCGCTCCATACTTACGCCACCACGCGGCATTGGTAGTCGATGCACACCGAGCACGCATCCCTTTCCAAATGCGATACGTCCGTGTACCGCAACCACCGTGTCGATAGTTAGGATTGCGTTTTCCAGGGTAGGTCCTAGGCATCGACAGTGATCCTTACAACTCCAGCCCAATCGGGACACGTCGCGTCAGTCGTGCACCCGATGATGAGAGGGTAGGGTGTAGGGCTTTCAGGCCAGGGTGTATAAGCATCAGTCAGAAGCAGCACGACCTCAGGACTGTACTGCTCCGCCACATACTGCAGCGGCTTCCGCATGTCGGTGCCACCACCTCCTTTAGGGTGCAGAATCACCTCGTTGCCGTCCTCGAACACGTCGACGTTCGAGCACTCGGCATCGTCGGCCCAGATCACGCGCACGGTCATCGGCTTGATGACGGTGACGATGTGGTTCACCGCAACAGCTATCCTTTCGAATATCTCCTTGGTGAACATCGAGCCAGACGAATCAGCCACGATGGTCAGCTCGTCCATGCCGTTGCTCCTGCGACTCGGCAAATAGATATTGCTGTACCGGCGATTGCGCCTGTTCCAGCTTTCGTCTTGTGCAAGACAGGCAGTCATGTAGTCGATCAGTACCTGCTCCCATGGCACCGGGTCCTCGTAGGTCGCGCCGACGATGGCCGCCAGCTCGCCCGGCATGACGCCATGCTGGCGGGCTATGGCGCTCGCCCGGGCCAGGGTCTTGTTGATGTGGTGCTCGATCGCCGCCGCCTGCTCGGGCGTGGCCGCCGGGACCGGCCGCAGGTCGCCGCCCAGGCCGCCCTGCCCAGGACCCTGGCCCTGCCCCTGCCCTTGTCCAGGCTGCCCCTGCTTCCCGCCCTGCTGCTCCAGCAGGGGGTAGATTTGCTCCGCGGTCATGCCGCGGTACTTGGGATCGATGAGCGCATACTGCCAGATTTTGAACTTGAGATCGTACAGCATGATGTTGATGGCGTAGTCGCAAGCCTTGTTCCAGCGCTCATGATCGCGAGAACCACGCCGTAAACCATGCTTGAGCAGTATGTGCATAAGTTCGTGGATAACTACGAACTTGGCGGTCGGGATGTCCAGCCCCTCGATGAAGGCCGGGTTGTAGCCGATGACCGTCATGTCGGTCCACGCTGTCGCGCAGGTCGGGTCCTCGACGAACGGAGTCTGCAGCAGGGCTGCTGCAAAGAACATAAGTTCTTTTACTTTTACGAGACTCGCTCTCGCAGTTTCCATAACAGAGAGTTGCTGTTGTCTTCTCATGGTAAGTCAGTCCTTTGGTTTTCGCTTCATTGCCGCAAGCGCGCGGCGCTGCGCCCGATTGATCGGGTTACTGGGTGGAATACGTGTTCGTGGTTTGATAGGTGCGACGATCAACCTGCTTCTGAGTACCCGCGGTGGGACGATCTTCATGGTAAGTCACTCCGTTGGCAGCCTCAATATGGGTTGGTCTGGGTCAGCCCCAGCTGGGTCTCGAAGCGGGCAGCGACAATATCGCAGACCCGATGGATATCTTCGTGCGACAGCTTGTGTCTGAGGAAGATCATGAGATCGCTCTGGATCGTGCCACAGGCATCCTCCAGGTTCCTGTCAGGGTTTTCCTTCGGCGTTTTGAATTTCCATTCATCGTAGGTCATCGTCAGTCACTCCTTTAGTTGGTGGTTAGTAGTATTGGCGAGGTTAGTGAGACGGAGCTAGGGAAGCGCTGCTGGGATCGAACCGGCACACCCAGCTTTCGGTTTGGAGCTTTAGAGAAGTTGGCGGCCTTGTCGCCTCTCTGCCGAAAACGGCTGCTACGAGCTTCCGACTTTCCATCCGTCCTCCGTCCCACCAACCTCGCCAAGTGTTACATGATGTAACACCTATGAGTGAGTGTACCCATCTTCCTCGATGCCCAGCCACATGCCCCATCGGGGCAGCATGATGCAGGGAATGCCGAAGCCCGGCTGCACCGTCTTGCGGAAGAGTCGCCACTGCCAAGACGGCACCTTGACGATCTCCGGGTTGCTCCACTTGCCGCAATGCCGGCAGTAAGTGCCGTCGTGCCGCGTCGTGGGCGTGATCCAGCTAGGGAAATCCGTCTGGAAAATTTTGAACAAAGCTTCACGTTGTTTGCGAGTCGTCTTAACCATTAGAGTTCTCCTGTTGGTTGGTTAGTGAGTTGTTATCGACGGGTGGATGCTTGAACGCCTCGGCAAGGCGCAGATAGACTTCGTGAAGTCCCTCGACAGTTTCGCTGACCAGGCAAGGCTCGGTGTAACCAAGTGGCTTACCACCATCAGCGTAGTGCATTTCGACAAGGAAGAAAGAGCCATCGCCGTCCTTAACGATACGGTTATTCCAATGCATCAGAGTTCTCCTGTTCAGTCAGTGAATCTTCCTTGGTGGGCATGCCCATCAAGGTCTCACGAATGTAATCAAGGTCAGACTGGAGAAGCTGACCACGAAACTCTTTACGGTCGATGGCCTTCTTCAACTGGACGAACACTGTTAACTGCTCGACGTGAAGAAGAATCTGCCTGTCGATCAATTGCTTGATCTTGGCGACTTTCATGGGGTTGACGATCTGGTTGCTCATGTTGTCAGTTCCATTCAAAGTGCGGGCGCCACCCACCAATCAGGGTGACGGATGGGTAGCGATAGTTCAGCACCCTGCCATCGTGGCTGTGCCACCACACCACGCCATGGATGCAGCGGTTGCCGGCACCGTCGCGGGCGGTGTGGAAGGCCACGCCTATGTTCCTGTTGCCTAGTTTCATGTTCGGTCCTCCACTTCCTCGTTCGTGACCCACAGCCAAGCCTGGACCCAGCGGCCGTCATCGCCAGCGGAAACGGCCGGCTCGTCGTCGATCTCGATCTCGTCGACGGCGTAGTCCTCACGCGCCTGCTCGATGTAGCTCGCGCTATCGGCGATCGTGACAATCATTGCTACACATCGCGCATGGAGCGATTGCAGATCGTCGTGCGCCTCGATCAGCGCCAGGTCTTCGTCGGATAGGTTTATCCACATGTTCAGTAACTCCTTTCAGGTTGGGGAATGGTGTTACACAATGTAACACCACCTGGTTCAGTTCGAGGTATAGACCTCGCGGTACTTCTTCACGTAGTCCATGTACGCATCGGCATCAAAGAGAGTGGCGTCCCGCGCGGTGGCGAGCTGCCACGCCATGACGACGAACTCCGCGGTGAACCGCTTGAGGTACATGTGCAGCTTGTCCACGTTGCCGAGCGTCATCTTCTCGGACACGTGCATGGCGGTCGCGTACTTGATCGAGAGTTCTTCGGGCACCGGGTACTTGTCGGGCGCCGCGAGAATCTTCTCGATATTGGGGAGGCTCTGCCAGACGTCAACGTGAGCCAGGAACTGCACTGCCGGCCCTTCACCGATAGCGCCGATCATGGCGGCCTCCTTGATCTCCGGCGTAAGGCGCTTGTCCTGCCACAGCTCGGCCGCGGTGAACCAAGTCCTTGGCGTGGCCACGATGGCCTGGGTCTTCTTCGGGTCGTAGGTGTTCACCAAGTCCGCGCAGAAATTCCAGAACGAGAGAAACACTTTGGGCACGCCTTGACTCTGCGCATAGATGCAGAAATCGTCTAGCGAATTGATCGCCTCGACGTGGATCAGCCGGTTGTTCAACGGCATGGGTAGTTTCTTGGCTAATGCCTGATCGTCTAGGAGATTGCCGGCCAAGAGCATGCGCACGTTGGGCTTCAAGACGTGCTCACCGATGCAGCGATTCAGCACAAGCTGCTGCATCACCGCAAAGACATCGTTCTTCGCATCAGGCGCTTCGTCGAAGAAAACAACGATGAGCTTGTCATCTGGAAAACTATCATTCCCGATGAACGGCATGGTACCTGGCGGATACCAGACCGTCGTTCCTGTCTTTTTGTCGGCCTGAGGGGTACCGCGCATATCGACGGAGTCGTACTGAGAGAGCCTGATGTCGATCAGGAGCGTGCCCGTGTAGGGGCAGTCTTTCCCGAGCAGCGCCTTGAGCGCCTCGGGGCTGTCGAGCTCGTCAACGGCCTGCTCGACACCTTGACTCTTGCCGATACCAAACCGGCCCCTGACGAGGATCGGCTTGTCGAGACGCACCACTATCTCTTTAACGGTGGTCTTGAGTTGAGAGATAGAAAGCTTCTTCATGGTAGTCAGCCTTTCTTTCAGTGAATGGTGTTACACTATGTAACACCTTGTTGGTTAGTCGAATCTCAGCCAGAAGTGTTCCTCCTTGGTGATCATATCGAACCCACGCGCGGCAACAGCCACGCGCTGATCTGTTGTCAGCGCGCTGAACGGAGTCGCAACAAAATCGAGCACCGGCAGGGGCAGCCGCGTGCCCGTAACAGGTTCGGGCTGCATCTGCAGCCACACCTTGCACGCATCGGTGAGTTCACCGATGTGCTTGCGTTGATCGTACGTCAGCGGCTGCGGATAGTGCCGTATGATCGGCTGGCCGACCGGCATGGCACCGGGGCCGGCGTAGTAGGCGGTGACGTTACGTTGGTTAGTCACCAGAAACCGTTCCGGAATTGGCGACGGCGTGTTCTCCGTAGTCAGCCAAGTATCAAGTGACACCGCACGCTTGTGATCGAGATCAAGCAATAGCGTCTGCATCCCCTTGTGATTAAGATGCGACCAGGGAATGGGCTTGTCCTTGCCCGGAACGTACAGTCGCGGGCAGGCATCGTCGCCGGTGGCGACGATCCGGATGTGCAGGTCGTTGTAGGTCCTGCGCTGATCCGGGCGCCAGTGACGGTAGCATACGACGAACTCGCCGGTGTCGAACTGGACGAACGTGTTGTACACGTGATCGACGTGGAACGCGCTCCAGGCGTCCCAGTGCATCTTGGAGTAATCGAAAGCAGGTAAGTGCATTTGGTTGGTCTCCTTTCAGTGATTGGTTGAGTGAGTTGGTGTTACATCATGTAACACCTTTTCGGTGGCGGATATCTGATCCACCACCAACAAACATCATAGCACAAAACTTGTTGTTTGTCAAGGGGTTATCGGCGTTTTTTCGACTTATTTTCTACCCCTCGTCAGACGGAGGTTTCGCCTGATCGAGCTCGTTCACCGCCTGCTGCAGGTCCAGCACCACGTGCAACAACAACTCGATGGCGTCGGCCTGCCAGCGGGTGTAGCTGACCATCTGGTTGGCGCTCGTGTTGTGCGCGTCCAGGTCCTGCTTGCGCAGCAGCATCTGCTGGATCGAGATCATTTGATTCTCCAGCTCATGAAGGCGTGCACGGCGACCGCTATGATCCAGATCATCACGCACATGAGCAGGACGGCCGCCAGCACGCTGATGATGTATCCGGTCATGGCAGTGACGCCTCAGATGAACTCTTTCTGTTCCGCGAGCCATTCCGGCATCGTGAAGGTGCCGTCCTCGTTGTTCTCGACCTGGGACTTGGGCACCCATGCCGTGCGGGTGCCGTCGAACAGCAAATAAGCGTTATCTGTCTCGTGGCGAATCTCGGCGGCGATCTCTATCAACGGGCTGTCGCTCACAGTGTAACATCCACCTGCTTGGCGCCGGCATGGCGTAGGATCAGCCGGGCTAGCTCGATCGCCTGGTGATCCGGCAGCGCGAACCACGAGACGTCCTTGCCGAAGTTCACGTGCACGTTGCCTCTATTGTCGTGAGTCACGCCGATCCGCAGTTCGCCCTCGTCGTGCGGCCCGAAAGAACCGTGCGGGAACTTGCCGGTGGCGCCTAGCTTGTTCATCGTAACTCCTGCGAGCGCGCGTACGGAGCGCGCATTAGCTGCGGGGCTTTTTTCTGGATGATCTGGTGCACGCGCTGGAACGATACGCCGAAGCGATCGGCGCACGCGCGCAATGAATGCCCATCGGCGTAATAGGCGATGACCTGCGCCGGCTGGTGGTGGCGGCTGCGCAGGCTGCCGCACTTGCGCAGATAGTCAGTCAGCATCTGCTTTGACCGTTTGCGTGCACGCATCAGTTAGCCAGTTCCCAATCGGTCGCCAGCAGGTCGGTCTGCGAGCACAGCCACGGCACCAGATCACCTTGCGCAGTGAACATATAAACGTAAGGCAGCGTCATCTTGGAGTGCTCATCAGGGGATTGTAGCTCCAAGTACATGTACTTGCCGTTCCAGCCCGAGCGGCGTACACGTTTGCCGTTTTGTATTGATTTGACCGCCCAGCCGATGCTGTTCATGCTGTAACTCCCTTCACGGCCCACATGGCCGCGTCCTCGAAATGCGTCTGGGCAAGGGAAAACAGGCGGATCGCCTCGCCGCTGGTGGTCTGCTTCTTGAAGTCCTCGCATAGGTCGATCAGATCAGCGGCGCGCATCTTGATGTTCTCGACGTCTTGATTGGCGCTCGGATTGAACGAAAGCCGCACGCGGGATTGTCCTAACGTCTGCTCGGTCATGGCTCTTTTCCCTTTTGGTTTGTTGTTGGGCGAGGCGATTGGAGGGACACTCACAATCACCTCGCCCGCGCCCGTCACACAGGGGTCAGCTGCGTTACACCTGACGAGCGTTCTTCTCTTGGCGTTTGCGACGACTCAGCCATCCCATCAGCCCGAGACCGCCAGCGAACAGTGGCAGGGCAGCGGGGAGCGGCGTGGTCTCCAGCTGGAAGTTGGACTGGCCGATCGGGCCATTGACCCCGGATGCCTGGAGCTCGAAGAAGTAGTCCACCCCGGCCATCAGGGACACCACGTCGGTGTTGTTGTTGGCGGCGAAGTTGCCGGCAACCACCGTGCCGTTGACAGTATCCCGGGTGATCCTGAAGATTTCAGCGACGAAGCTCGGCAGATCGTTCGCCGGGTTGTTGAGCACGTCGACGTTGACCAGGGTGCCGTTGGCGCCGGATACAGTGAACTCGACGAAGTCGCTGAGGAACGACGGCGCCGTGGTCGACTGCAGCGTGCCGGCAAGCTCGGTCGGGCTGACCGCCCCGACCGTTCCCTGCGACGGCGCAGGGCCAGTAAATGACAGCCCGTTCTGGACCAGATTGATGGTGGCGGCGTTAGCGGCGGTGACCATTAATCCCAGAGTCAGGGCAGCGCCGGCAGCGAGAAGGCTTCTCATAGTCATAGAGTATCCTTTCCGTTGGGTTCAAACTTCTTTTGGAACTCAGCGCATACCGCCCTGATCTCCTTCGAGACCTGGGCGGTGTGCTCGATGTTGGCATAGGCCAGCCTGCCTTTCTCGCGGATGGCGCTGGCGGCCTCGGCCAAAAGCTTCATGTCCTTGTCGCACTCATTGAGCGAAGTTTCCAGAGCCAGGATGCGCTCCTTGACCGCCTCACCCATGGCCTCGACGTTCTTGGCTGCCTGCTCGTACTGACTCTGCACAGCCTTGGCAGACAGCCGTCCGATGTCGGCGTCCCGCGCCGCGGGAATCTCCGGCAGCGGCTTCGGCTTGGGAGCGAAGTCAGATAGTTGTCCCACGTCGCCGTCGTTGAGGTCGATGCGATTGCCGCGCTCGCCATGCCGTACGATGTTGGTCATTTTTCGTTTGCTCCTTTTCAATCCTGCTCGTTGCTGCTGGTATCGTAGATGCGCAAGCCCGGGTGCTGGCGGAACATCAGCTCGTTGATGTAGGGCGACAGGGTGTTGGTGAATACGGCGCCGAGCGCGCAGCCGGCGTGCTCGCGCAGATAGTTGTTGCGCCAGCGCCAGTTCTCGTACTTGATCTTGTGGATGAGGAACATCGCCGCCTGATAGAACAGCTTGGCCAGATGATCGGCGCGGCTGGCGCTGCAGCCGAGCCGCGACTCAAGATGACGATAAATGCCGGCAGTCGTCATCGTACGCGGATTATGCATCAGCGCACGCTCACGCTAGCCTTGGCTTTGCCACGCATTGCCCGTTCCCGGTTCGCTGCTCTGACTTTTTCTCGCGCCGCCATCAGTTCCTCGTAGGTCCTGGGGATGTCGCGTCTGAACGCAGTCGGGCTCTCCTTCTCGTCGAGCACGCGCTTTTCAAGCTCGGTGAACAGCCGAAAGGCTTCCTCGTAGCGGCGCAGCAGGCGTGGCCGCTCGTCCTCGGTCGAAGCGAGCAGGCCAATGAGCCGGTCGGGATGCAGGCAGGCAAGTATCTTCTTGTAGGTGACGCCATCCATTACGCCCTTGCGGTTCGCGATCGAGCGTTCGAGGTCCTTCAATTGTTGTAGGTATGAAGGCAGGCTCACGTCATTGAGGCGGCGGCGGCACTCCAGCATCACCCGCTCTTCGAAGCCGCCCTCCAGCTTGCGCTGCTCTTGCCGCTTCCAGGCATCGACCTTCTGCTGCGCCGTCATCGACAAGTCGGCACGGGCAACCTGCGGCTCGCGTCGGATATTTTCTTCTGCGACCGCCACCTTGACTGGCTGCACCGATTTAAGGCCGACCTCGTTTTTTGCTTGTTCGTAGGTCATGCCTCGATCGAGCACGAGCGTCGCAGCGGCTTGTGCCTTCTGCGGTTCGGTCGTGCGGCGCGCCGGCTGCGGCCCACTACGACGCTGCCCGCTGCCCTTGGGGCGGCCGGCGCTTTTCTTGCGGCCGAGCGTGTCCTTGCCGCGGCCTTTGACATTAACGACAGTCGTTAATGTCTCGCAGTCGTTACTGATCGTGTCCTGGCTCACGCCAAGCTGCCTGGCAATAGCTTGCTGGCTGTAATCCTGCTTGCGCAGCTGCTCGACTATCGGCCGGCGTCTAGCCGGTGTTTTCTGGTCATCAGGCAAGCTGTGCCACGATGCCAGCAGGCAATTGTCGGGGCAGGTCCGATCACCACCCATAGGGCATACGCATTTCATGGTAAGTCACTCCCAAGGAAAGAAGGGCCGGGGAAATTCCCGGCCCTTGAATTTTCTACGCCGGCTCCTGAAACAGCGGCGGAGTATAGCCGGCTTCGCCGAGAGCGTCGGTCGCTTCCTCGCGTTGCTGGCGGCCGATGTTGTAGCGCCGTTGCGCAACCCTCATGGCGCGGACGATGGTGGTCAGATTCTCACCGGCCACCAACGGGCTGTGATTGTCATCCTTGGCGTATTGACGGATAATGCGCGCGGCCTCGAAGTCGTCGGCCTCCAAGCTGCCTTCAACAGCCTGGGAGTCGTAGAGGGCATCGAGGTACTTCATGAAGCTCTGCTCGGGCCAGAGCTTCAGCAGAATCTCTTCGACATAGTCGTTGATGTTGCGTTTCCGCTTCAGCCTGTACTGCGCAACCAAGCTCTCTCGGGTGGCCGGCAGCGGAACCGGCCGTTTGAGAGGTCCAGTGCCTTGAGTCATCTCGTCCTCCTGTCGAGCGCGTGTCAGGCCAGCCCGCACCCGCCGCTGGCGCTCGGCAACGGTCATCGCACGTCTTCCAATCGGTGGCCGGCCCATGAATGTCACATTACTCGCAAAAGGAATAGTGTGACAATAGCCGGCGGAAAATAATTTTGCCAACTGGCGCATGTGCGCCAGTTAGCGGAACGCGCAATGCCATGAACGTCCGTTATCGGTCATAACCTTCCACCCATGGTGGCGGGTGCAGACGTCGGCTGTACGGGTGGCGACCGGCTTCGGGACAGGCTCCAGGACGGGCTGGGGAGGCTCTGGAGCGGCCTGCGCCAAAGGCGCAGGGTCAGGTACTCTCCAGGGCGCAAACGGCACCGGCGCCTCCGGCGCAGGCCGCAGGCGGTCGCCCTTGTGGGATGGAAGGTCCGGAGCCGGGTGTGGCGTTGCCGAAGGCAGCGCCAGCAGCGCCGCCACCGCGGCGCCGCTCATGAGGCCAGCCGGTAGCAGGGTGCGCAGGATCATTTCGCTTCCCCGTCCCGGTGCAGCCAGCCGATGCGCGGTGCGCCGGTGTAGTTTTTCTCGAACACCAGCCAAACGAAGTCCTGCGTGCCGCCACTAGGTTTGTTGCCCTTAGCGATCCACGAGCCGGGCGGCATGGATGGCCGCGGGGTGAGCAGCCAGATACGAGACAACGGCATGTGCTGCAGCCAGTGCGCGGCGTTGAGCCGTCGCAAGAGGCAGATCATCGCCACCTTCCTGGCACCGAGTCTCAGCGCGTGCTCGGCGAACTCCTGCACGAGATCAAACGGTGGATTGGTCACCACGTTGCCGACGATCAGTCGGCGTTGGGTCAGGAAGTCGCACTTATCGAAGGAGCTATACCGGGGTGCGCCGCGATTGACGATGTCGGCGCCGCTCACTGCGTAACCAGCGGTGCGCGCTTCCTTGAGGATGGTCCCCCAGCCGCAGGCGGGATCGTGGATGCTGTAGCCGGCGAATTTCTCGACCTCGAACAGGCGGCGCGAGACCCAGGCGGGCTCCACATAGTGCCCATTTTTCTCTTTGGCGAAGATGTGCGAGTCACGGGAGCGCTTCATGGTCCCTCACTTCCGCCGCAAAGCGTGAGTGGGGTGAACGAAGCGGTGCACCAGGATGGGGGAAGGTGAGCGCGCCGGCCAATGACCGGATTTCCGGGGCGGGGGGGCTGGGGGAAGCCGGCTGACCTGTGCCGGCGCGCTCGTCGCTAGATATCAGCCTGTGCGCCTGCGCGCGCAAGGGTCTTCTGATTTTCATCCACAGGGGTATGCTGGGGTCGGGCATGGCGACTTCCTGTCAGGATTGCCGTGTCAAGTCGTGGCGGACTCAGACGCTGGCGCGACCTGAGTCCGTCGCGCATCCATCCTTTTCTCCCTCCCTTAGGAAAAAGCGCGGCCCTTGCGAGCCGCGAGTCAGGGGAGGATTTAGGCTAGAGCTTTGCGGCGGCGCGTGAGCCAGCCCATGAGGCCCAGTCCGCCGAACATCAGCGGCAGCGATGCCGGCAGCGGCGTGGCCACCAGCGGTCCGGCCACGTCGATGCGGTAGTGCTCGTAGTCGGTGATCTCGCCAGTGGCATCGACCAGCGTCAAGAGGTTCATGGTCTCGCCGTTGATAGCGGTGAGGGTGAAGCCTGATTGCGCGTTGGCGGTGATCTGACCGAGGTCGATGTTGAAAGTGCCATCGGTGGCCTGCACGATGGCGTGCACGTCGCCACTTCCCTTCAAGCTGAACACCTGCGTCGAGGTGGTCAGCACCTGGGTGTCGGAGGTGTTGGAAAACACCTCGATCTGAAGATCAGATGTGTTGGAGATTTTTATGTCGTTGCCATTGGCGGCGCCGGCGAACAGTGAATTGCCGGAGAGGTCACTGAAGTTCACCACGCCAGTGTGCTGGCCATTGAACTGGCCGATAGCGAGGCTGCCGGCGAAGCTCTCGAAGGTGACATTGTCGCCGGTGCCCGAGAGCATGGGGCTCATGACGACGTCGGCATGCGCTGTTACGAGCGCCACCGGCGCGAGCGCAAAAGCGCAGGCGAGCGTGAGCGCGAGCAGGGTCTTACGCATATGCTTGGTTCCCTTGGTTGGTTGGTTGGTTGGTTGGTTGGTTGGTCGTTGATCAAGGTGTTACATGATGTAACACCTGCCTGCTTACGTCTTGGGCCCACCCTCCGGCGGCGGCACGGCGATCGGATGCTCGGGATGGGGTGCCTGTGTCGGTACGTCCACCAGGAACCAGACGCCGCCGATGCCGGGGATGTAGACGAAGACCAGCTGCTTGACGCCGCCGGGACCGGAGACGCCCGGGATGTAGATCGGATGCGACGGCGTCAGGCCATTTCCCGGCTCCGGAGGCTGCTCGCCGGGAGGGATAGGAATCACGATGGGGTGGGTCGGCCGCGGATCAGTCGGTCCCCAGATGCCGGGCGGCTGGCCGGGACCAGGACTTCCCCCGGGCGCGATCGGCGGCATCACCCACGGGGGCAGCGAACCAGGGCCGCCCCAGATGCCCGGAGGCTGGCCTGCGGGTGGAGAGCCTCCTGGCGCGATCGGGTGGGCCGGATGTCCGGGACTCGGCCAAATGCCGGGCGGCGGACCACCCGGAGCGATCGGGTGCGCGGGCCAGCCGGGCACGCCGAAGCCGGGATCGACCGGGCCAGATGATCCGACCGGCAGGATGTAGGCTAGAAAACCGCTGCTCATTTTCGAGTCCTCCATGTGTTTGTGTGTGTATTTTTCAAGGAATAATTCCGACACCGGACCAGCGGTGCAGGATCGCCACCGCCAGCATGATTAGCACGAACGTGCCGATTACGAAAACCCATAGTGGCACATGATTGCGCATCTGACGATCATGTTTCGTGATTCGTTAACGAAGCGGGAAATACGAAGCGGGCACGAATAGCAGCAGCGAGGTCGATGTCGCGCTCGGCAGCAAAGCGATCGGCCTGGATCACCAGATCAGCAAGAATTTCGCGCAGCGTGTCGAGGCCTTCCACGCGCTCCAGGCCAAGCAGGTGCATGAAGTCGGCGCGCGTGGGATCGTGTGGGACATCACGACTCAGCATGCTGGCTAATCTCAGTTCCGCGAAGGTTAGAGGTTTATCGTTCATGCTGTTGCTCTAATTCCTGGACGCGAGTCCTGAGGATATCCAAGGTGATTCTGACGTAGCCGAGTATCTTGCGGGTAGCGTTCAGACTGGCCTCGGCGGCTGCCATAGCTTCCATGTCGGCGCGCTCGCGCTGAGTCAGTGTACGAAGGATATCGTTCAAACCAGCGAGTTCCTCGCGGGCTGCTCTGAGCGGGTTGAAGGTGTTGGCATTCATTTTGTGCTCGCATCCTCGATGCTCGTCTATGTACTTTTTGGTGTTACATCATGTAACACTTTTTAGGTTACTTTTTCGCTCTTTCAAGCACGTTGATGTTTTCCTGGGCACGACTTAGCGCAATGGCGTGAACAGTTTCCATTGCGATGGCGGATTGAAGCTGGTGGTTAAGTTCCCAGGCTTCGCCGGGGTCGCCGGTCAATGTGAGCATGTGAGTTAGTTTTCGTATGCGGGCTGCCTCGAATGCCTGGTGCTCCTTGTACCTGCCAACGTCTATATGCAGCTGGTTCAGTCTTTCTTCGTGTGATGAAGGTGCGGATGGCATGCTGTCGTACAGCCACGCCTCTAGCTGCTTGCGTACGCGGGTCGTGCTTGTGCTGATCTGCTTGGGCACAGGCATTATTTTTTCGAGCGTCTTGAGATCAGGCGCCAGCATTATTTTTTTGAGTGTTTGATGGAAGAACGTTGCAGGGTCCCACTGACGGGCTTTTTCCTGCAGGATTGCAAGCACTGTATTCCATTCGTGTGCACCCCTAGTTTTTCGCGCAGGCGCGGATTGCACGTTGCCTTCCTGGGCGGCGCTGAGCGCGCGCCAAGTGCACTGGTACACCGCTTTTTGGAGTGTCCAGTCATTGCAGCCGTGGTGCGCGGCGAAAAAATCAGTTAGAGAGATATCAGCCATGATCTGAGGGTCCTTGGCATAGCAGATTGTGGTCAGCAGGGCCGCGCGTTTTCGTGATGGCTAACGCGCGGCTCTGCGCATAATCAGCTAACTACAATCCGCAGTCAATCCCCTCGAACAAAACAAACAAACAAACAAACAAACAAACTCGCGAAAGCCACATACAGTGTGCCAGAACTGCTAAGTGGCTCAAATTACAACACTTTTTCGCGGTGCCGTAATAAGTAGCTAATACCATTAGGATTTTAGCCCGGTGCACTTTGTGCAGATTTTTCTTTTTTGGTGCCGTTGTAAGTCATTGGCGGATATCAGCTATTCCATCGGTGCCAGATGTGCACTCAAAAAGTATACCCCCCTAGAAATCTAGGTGTTACTATTTTGTTCTCATTATTCTCTATACTATACTATACCTTGTTTTCTGAATAGTTATATATATGAGATGTTGCGGCACCGCGCACCGGACCCATGGTATACAAAAACTAGGGGGGGTATTGTTTTCCAGTGCACATCTAGCACCTGTGGAATAGCTTATATATTCCAATAACTTAGCACGGCACCAAAAATAAAAAAACTGCACAAAATGCACCAAGCCGAGACTTTAGTAATATCAATAGCTTGGTACGGCACCAGCCTAAAACAGCCTCACACACAGAAACATGGTATGCGAGATCACACCAAAATATTATAAATTCGCTGAGACATAAAATATAAAGGTGTTACATCATGTAACACGTTTTATAGCTTGGTGGATTTCGCGGCTGAGCCGTAAAAAATCCGTGTGTAACCTGTGACATATAACATAAGTTACATGCGCGCCGCGCGCGCATAGCGGTATGGTAATGCCGCGAGCACATTGTTCATGCAATGCAGACGTGCGTAGGTCGCAGCGTACAAGCGCTGTACAGCGCCGTGAGCTCGGAGCGCCACCACCCTAGCGGCCGATCCATGAACGCGCGCCAGCAAGCTCCCTAGTGCGTCCTAGAGGCAAATAAAAAAGCCCGTGCCTTGCGGCACGGGCTTTGGATAGTTGGATAGCAGGCAACAAAAAGGGGCGCGCCGATCGGCGCGCCCCTGGTAGTGTCGTGCGAGTTAGTTAGCGTGGCGCAGCGGCAAGCCAATCGCGCCACGCGGAGCCGCGATCGCCCACAAGCTTCGCTGCATACTTCTTCTGCATTGCGCTCATGGTCGAAACGAGTCGATTGAATGCGTCGAATACGTCAACGTCATCCTTGGGATTCACGATTTCATCGGCTTTGATAAGCCGTTGTTCGTGATTCTTGCGCTCCGCCTCTGCAGCCGCGCGTGCTACTTCAGCGTCTTGGTTTTCCGGCTTTGTGATTCCCGCCAATCGCTTGGCGCGCGATACTAGCGTACGCACCGCGCCCATAACACGCTCTTGCTCGAATGTGCGGTTATCGTCCGAATTGTTTTTCGGATTCATATGATTATACTTTTTCAGGCCGATTACGCGACGAGCTTCGACACGGTCATAGCCCATCTTTCGGACGTAATAGCCCTCTGTGAGAGCTTGCACCATATCGCCGATTGCCTTGTCATTAGCCTTGAACGTGACAAAGGCCTCTGTGAGCATGCCATCTTGGCCAGCGTAGTTCTTGCCGGCCTCGAACGCGATCTCACAAGCTTGTGCGACAGTCATCGGCGCAGGCGTCGTGCTCGCGAGCAAAGAAGACTTAACGTTAGACTTGGCCATAGTGTGTGTACCCTTCAGTAAATGCCCGGTATGGGCGTTGCGGCCGATGCACAATGCATCGAACAAAACAAGTTATAGCATAATACATAACATAAGTCAAATCGACGTGTTACATGATGTAACACGTTGCGCGCCCTGGAAAGAATTACTTGCACCTCCCCCCGGCCGGTAGAAGGGGGTAGACGCGAGTGAGGCCGCATGTTTGCCCATCCCCCACATAATTTTCCTGAAAATCCAACAAATCAAATTATATACTAAAATTTTTTATGTAAAATTTCTCCGTCTAAAAAATTTTAAACCAATATCCCCACACGCACAACTCGTGTTAAAAGAGCACACATGAGCACGATCCCGACCCAATACATGGACCTCACCGCGGACCCCGCTTCCTTGGGCTGGCCCCCGAGCCTGCCCCTGGAGCTCTGTCTGCGCGCGCAACCCGTCAAAGAGATTTGCGCGGCCTATGGCATCGACCAATTCGAGTACGAGCGCCTGCGCGCCGATCCCGGCTTCCGCCGGGCCGTGCGCGAAGCGCACGAGACGCTCAAGGAGGATGGCGCCGCATTCAAGCTCAAGGCCCGTGCCCAGAGCGAAGAGTTGCTTAAAACTTCGTGGGCGCTAATCCATAAACCACTTGACCAAGTGAGCGCATCTGTGAAGGCGCAGCTGATCATGTTCACGGTCCGCTGTGCCGGGCTTGACGCCAGCGTGGAGCAGAAGGCTAGAGCACAAGCCACTGCCTCCGCGGCCGCGCTCACCGCGCTCACCATCAATCTCCATCTCGGAGATTAGGAAAGTGATCATGCAGACCGCAAGGTCCGCGATCGACGCGCTCAAGAGCGCCCCCATGGTGCTGGCTCTGCTCCTGTTCAATATAGCGTTCATCGCCATGCTGGCGTACATTACGGCGAGCGAGCGCACGCAATGGGCCAAGGTCGTCGAGCTGCTGGCCCAGGCCTGCAGGCCCTAGGGGAATCAGCATGAGCGACGAGCCAGAGCCTGAGAACCCGAGCACAGAGCCGGAAAGCGAAGCACCGTCCGCGCCCGAGCAGCCCGAGCCACGCACGCCTACCCCTCGTGCTCCTGTCCAGTATCATGTGACCGACCAGCCGTGGTCCCCCTCGGACCCTGCCGCCACCGAGGCGATGCTAACCCAGCAAGGCCAGCAGAACTGGCAGCTGGCCTCTGTCTATCCGGACCCCCAGCGCGAGAAGACCCGCTGGGTGTTCGCTGCCGCCAGTGCCCCGGTTCAGTACAACGTGGTCGACCAGCCATGGTCCCCCAGCGACCCATCCACGACGCAGGCGATGCTGACCCAGCAAGGGCAGGCCGGCTGGCAGCTGAGCGCCGTCTGGCCCGATCCGCAGCGCGAGCGGACCCGCTGGATTTTCTTCAGCCCTCCCGCAGCCACCGGCGGCGGCTCCGGCACGCCCGGCACCATCGTGCCGAACGTGGACGCCACGCCCGGCGTGGTCGGCACCTCCACGGCGTGGTCGCACGAGGACCACGTTCACCCGACCGATACGAGCCGTGTGGCCAAGTCCGGCGACAGCATGACCGGGGTGCTGGCGCTGGCGGCCGATCCGACCGCGGCGCTGCAGGCGGCCACCAAGCAGTACGTCGACGCCGCGGTCTCCCCGGCCTTCAACGACGTCGGCCGCAACAAGCTGCACAACCCGCTGTTCAACATCCAGCAGCGCGGGGCCGGGCCGTGGTCGGCAAGCGGCAACTATACGTTAGACCGTTGGCGCATGTGGCTCACTAACGATACGTTCGCTATCGCCGCCGTGGCCTTGAATGACGCTGGCCGGGCGCAGATCGGCGACGAGGCGGCACTCTCGCAGGCACAGGCGCAGTTCAGCGGCAGCGCTACGGCTGGATCGCACTCCGTCATCATACAGAGTGTCGAGAGCGTGCGACGGCTCGCGGGCAAGACTGTGACGGTTTCGTTCTGGGCCTCGGCGAGTGCCGCCGGATTAAAACTAGGCGCGGTCCTTGATCAAATTTTCGGCACGGGCGGTTCACCATCGGCGAACGTGAGCGGCACCGGCCAGGCAGTAGCGCTCAGCACGACATGGACACGATATACGTTGACGTTTGCGCTGCCCTCAGCGGCCGGGAAGGTCATTGGCGCCAATGGCGATGACTCGACGCAATTGTTGTTCTATTTCTCGGCTGCCAGCGATCAGACAGCGCACTCCGGCAATGTCGGAGTGCAGTCAGGCACGGTGAATTTCTGGGGCGTGCAGCTTGAGATCGGCTCCGTCGCCACGCCGCTGGAGAAGCCCGACCCGCAGCAGGACCTCGCCAAGTGCCAACGGTTCTATCAGGTCGGCGGCTACTCTGTGCTTTACACCGCCATAGCTGCGGCTGGAATGATGAGTTTCTCATCACTGTTGCCGGTACCGATGCGCGTTAATCCAGTATGGACTGCCACACCAGGATTTACCTCCAATGTCAGTGCTCCTACAATCAGAGGCGCACTCAGCTACGTGCAAGTTTATGGCACCGCGGTTGCAGCTGGAGCATCAGAAATGGATGGCACCTTCACGGCGTCGGCTGATTTGTAACTCGAAGGACATGGCTATGACCGTAGATTTGAGCGAGCAGGAGTGGAGTCAGGCCATCGCCATCCTGGCGACTGGGCCGTGGAACGTGGCCAACCCGCTGCTGACCCGGATCACGCAGCAGCTGCAGGCGCACTAGATGATCCAAGGATATATCATGCCCAGCGAGAGCAAGCAGCAGCGCAAGGCCATGTTCGCCGCCAAAGCAGGTAATAGTACTCTTGGCATTCCCCAGAAAGTTGGTAAGGACTTCATCAAGGCGGACAAGGGCAGAGACCTTAGCAAACTCCCATTGCGCAAGGGAGCACCTCCCGTACCAACCAAGAAGTAGGAAAGACTAGGGCTGTTTCGCAAATCTACCATTGATCCGAGGTGGGTCGGCACGTTTTCTTCTGTTTCTTGCTTGCTCGCTGCGTGTCGCCCATCGACAATTCTCAGGCGAATAAGGACCGTTATTGTCAATACGTTCGATTGTATGTCCTGGCGGGCAGCGCCCCATGTCGGCGAGGAAGTTGGCGTACTCGCGCCAGCGGTCACAGACCTCGATACCGCGTCCGCCGTAGTGGTGGAAGTCTTTATGATTTGGGTTGGTGCATCTTTTGATCATGCCTTGCCAGCAGCGATATTCCCTGGTGATCTGACCGTGTTTGGCGTCTCCGTGCTTTCTACAGCACCCGCACGATTTGGCATCACCTGCTCGCAGCGAGGAGCCTCGCACGACCGTTTCCTTGCCGCAATCGCAGCGGCATAGGAACAGGAGAGCTGTGTTTTTTCCTTGGCCTGCAAGCTTTAGAACAGTGTATCGACCGAAACGTTGGCCTGTGATATCAATGCGTTTGGACATGGCGACCGCTCCTACGGTTGCTGGTGTCAAGTGGCGGCCGAGCGCTCCAACGCTCGACCGCTGCGCAACGTAGCACAAATACAAGGAGGTAAACATGGCAGTCAAACAGCCATGGCAAGATTTTTATAATGCGCAAAGCGGTGAGTATGGCGACGGCTACAGTGGCGATCTCAACAAAGGCGACGAGCAGGAATACCTGGAGGGCGACGCCCGCGCCGAAGCAGCGCGTGCCGAGTTTCATAAAGTCCAGAAGGACATGCCTGATCCAACGGGCAAGTAAGCGCGCATATGAACATCCTCGACTACAAGCCGGCGCCGACGATCAAAGCGTTCATCAAGGACTTCCGCAGTCAGGCTTTATTCTATACCTGGATCGTAGGACCCGTTGGCTCTGCCAAGACCACGGCTCTGTTCTTCAAGCTCATCTACATGGCGATGAAACAGTGCCCATCGCCGGATGGAATCCGGCGCACAAAAGCCGTGATCGTCCGTAACACGCTGCCCATGCTCAAGGACACAACGCTGGCATCCTGGGAGTATTGGTTCAAGGATGGCGTGGCCGGCGCCTGGAGCGCCACCGATAAAATTTTCACGTTGCGCTACGGCGACGTGGAATGTCAGGTGCTGTTCCGCCCGCTCGACACGCCCGACGACGTCCGTCGCGTTCTAAGCCTTGAAATTAACTTCGCCATTATCGACGAGTTCGTAGAATTGCCGAAGGCAATTGTCGACGCCTTGAGCGCTCGCTTAGGGCGCTACCGCCAGCCTGATGGCACACCGGTCACCATCTGGGGGATGTGGGGATCATCCAACCCCGGCACCGAGGACGTGTGGTGGTACGACTATCTGCATGGCCCCGCTGTTCGCAGATACAAGCGTCCAACGGGCATGCCGGTCCCGCAGATCGTTGCCGACTCGGTAGCGCCGACGTCGGACATCGTCGTCCCGACGACAACGTCACTGGAACCAATAGCTAGCTATTATCATCAGCCCGGAGGGCTGTCTCCCGACGCAGAGAATTTGGAAAATCTTCCGGGAGGCGTGCAGTATTATCGCGACGCCATTGCAGGCAAGAGCACCCCTTGGATCAGGCAGTTCGTCGATGCTGAGTGGGGCTTCAGCATAGCTGGCAAAGCTGTCGTCTCCGGCTTCCGTGCCGATCTGCACGTGAGTCTTCCCAACACGCTTCAGCCTAATCCCTACTTCCCGCTCATCGTCGGACTTGATCCGGGAATCACAGGATCAGCCATGATCATCGGGCAACAAGATTACGACGGCCGTATAAGAGTTTTCGCTGAGCTGGTGCAGGAGGGCATGGGGGCCGAGCGTCTCATCCAGGAACGGCTGCAACCTCTCTTGAGAAACAGATTTCCACAGGTGCCACGAGTTATCGTGGCGGCTGACCCGGCGGCTGCCTCTCGGCAACAGACCGACGAGCGTACAGTCGTCAAGGTCTTCCGCCAGCACTACGAAGTGGACGTCGAGTCCAACAACCGCCTTCCATTGCGCCTCGACGCCATCGACCACTACACCAACACCCTGGTGGAGGGCCGACCTGCTTTGCAGGTCGACCCGTCATGTCAAATTCTGATCCGCGCGCTCAAGGGCGGCTGGCGCTACAGCGCCGACTTGAAGCGCGAAACACTCCGCGGGCATGACCCAGAAAAAAACGCCTACTCCCATCCTGGTGACGCATTCGGCTACCTGTGCAGGTTTTTCCATCGTGACCGCCAGCGCGAGAAAAGATACTCTCTGCCCCAGGGCAGCCTGGCAGCCCGGCGCCAGGGCGCGCCGTGGCAGCAGCGGGGCGAGCGTAACAGCTATCACGTCAGGTGACGTATGCGTGAAGGCTTCAAGGAAGTTGTCAGCGGATGGACGCTGATCAAGGACGTCGATGTTCTTGGTGAGTACATCGAGGCTGCTGCAACTTGGGCAAAAGAAAACGGTCCTCTGGAGAATGATGAAGCGGCTACGGTGAAGTACATGATTGAGTGTCAGATAGCTCAGGGGATCGAGCGTGGTGATTTCGAACCATACTTCAGCGTAGCTGATAGAGCGTGATCGGGGACTATTTGAATGGCACTCCCGACCTCCGAACCGCCGCTCAACACGGCCAAGGCCTACCCCGATCCGGACCTCACGCCGCCGGGGCTTACTATTCCGACGCCCACTCCTGCCAAGGATGCGCCTGATCCCGCGTCTAGCCCGCCGGTCAAAAGAATCTCTCCTAGCGCGCTGGTCACGTTAGGTCAGCGCTTCAACACCATGTTCATGCAATACGCCGCCGATAGAAGGATCGTCGAGCTAAGATGGTTGGCGAATCAGCGCCAGTATCTCGGGATTTACGATCCCGAGGTGGAGAAATCCTTCAACCCCAACCGGTCCAAGGCCTATCCCAAGATCACCCGCACCAAGTGCATTTCAGTGCTTGCCCGCATCATGAATCTCATGTTCCAGGGCAACGAACGCAACTGGGAGATTCACGCCGCGCCGTGGCCGGACATCACCTCGCAGGAAGTCAGAGACGCGATCAATCTGGCGCAGGAAAAAGATCAAGCGGCAGGTGTGCCGACGCCCGACCCGACCGATGCGTTCGCCTTTAACAACTATGTGATGGAGGCACTCGACCGCTACGCTGATCTGCGTGCCGACAAGCTTAGTACTCTCATTGATGACCAGCTGCAGGAATTAGGCGGGCACCAGGCGCTGGATTACGTGGCGCTCAATCGCGCGGTGATCCGCTCGGGCATCATGTATGGTCTCGGCGTCCTGCGCGGTCCGTTCGTGCGCAAGTCGGAGACAGTGACATGGAAGGTGCAGAAGCCCCCGGCGAGTCCGCCCGCACTGTCTCAAATGAATGGGGGCGCACCGCCTCAAATGAATGGAGCCGCGCCTCCGCCAGGGATGATCGGTGGGGCGCCCATGGCAGGTCCACCTGCGGCGCCACAAGCACCCCCGCCACCGGTGATCAAGCCAGTCAAGCAGACGACCTTCAAGCCCTACTTTGAATTTTTACCTGTGTGGGACTTCTACCCTGATCTGAGCGCCAAGACGCTGCAGGGCATGGATGGCTACTTCGTACGTCACGTCATGAGTCGCACGCAGGTCAAGGAGCTGGGCGGCAGACCAGATTTCTTCTCCAATGTCATCGATTCGTATCTCCAGCGCTACCCGATGGGCAACTATCGCACGCAGGCGTTCGAGATGGAGCTGCGCGCCATGGGCGTCAAGGTCAACGTCAACGAGATGAAAACCGAGACGATGAAGTATGAGCTCATGGTGTGGCACGGCTCGGTGGACGGCCGGCTGCTGCAGGAGGTCGGTGTGGAGGTTCCCGAGGACAAGCTTTCCGATTATATCGACGCGGAAATCTGGATGCTTGATGCCAACGTCATCGGGGCGCGGCTCAATCCCTGGGAAGATTTAACTAAGGAGATGCCCTCGATCCCAACTCCCCCTATGATTCACACGTTCTTGTTCGACGAGGACGACACGAGCCCTGTCGGCTTCGGGCTGCCGCAAGCGATCAGAGACAGCCAGATGATGGTCGCCGCCGCAACGCGCATGCTGCTGGATAACGCGAGTGTAGTATGTGGCCCGAATATCGAGCTTAACACTGATCTCTTGCGTCTCGATCAGGATTTATCCGCCATTACCGCGTACAAAATCTGGTACCGCGAAGGCTCCGGACCCGAGGCGCAATGGCCGGCGGTGCGCAATGTGAGCGTCGACGCGCACCTCGACAGCCTGATGAAGATCGTCGAGCTTGGTTTGCGCTTCGCCGACAGCGAGACGTTCGTCGGCCCGGCAACGGGTGGCGATCAGGACCGGGTTCCGTCCGAGCCCATGCGCACGGCGGCGGGCGCCAGCATGCTGCGCGGCGACGCAGCTCTTCCTTTCAAGGATATCATCAGGAGCTTCGACACGTTCACTCAGAGCGTGATCAACGCCATGGTGCTTTTTAATCGCGTGTTCAATCCGAGTCAGGCGCCCGATGGCGACTACGACGTGGTCGCGCGCGGCGCTACATCCCTCATGGCCAAGGAGCTGCGCGGCATGCAGGCTGACAGTCTCGTACAGACGCTCAAGCCCGAGCAGATGATCCACGTCGACGAACGCAAGCTCACCGAGGCGCAGGTCAAGGCTAGAGACATGGACGACATCCTGGTGACCGAGGACGAGGCATCACGTCGTCAGCAGGCGCAGAGTCAGAGTCAGCAGGAGCAGCAGGATCAGCAATCCAAGCTCATGGAGGCCAACCTGCGCAAGATTCTGTCCGATGCGTTCAAGAACATCGCCCAGGGCCAGAAGAACACCGCCAATGCGGATGCTCAATTGGTGGATACAGCATTAGGGATACTGGAGAAAGGAATGCAGAATGAGCTCGCAGGACCAGCTGCCGCTGCCGCTGCCGCTCAACCCAGCAACGGAAACGGCGGCGCGGGTGTCCCAGGTGCGCCAGCAGGAGGCGGACTTGCTGCGGCGCTTGGCCTTGGTGCGGTCGGCGCCGGAGCTAACGGTGGTGCGCCAGCTCCTGGCGGTCCGCCTGGCGCTATGCCAGGGCCGGCTGGTCAAGGCCTCCCTCAATGATGTAGCATTGTTGCAAGGCGAAGCGCGCACATTGGAGAAGCTGCTATCCGAGCTGTCCGGTGATCGCGCGATGCGCGATGAGTAGGAAAATGTAGGAGATAACTCATGGCACGTGCTCCGCGCGCTGCTGCAGCTCCCGCTGCCGAGCCGGCACCAGCACCGGCACCCGCGCTTTCCGTACCTGTTCCTGTCGCGCCAGCGCCTGAGCCGCCGGTTGCTGATTCGCCCTCCGAGTCTCCGGTTCCTGATTCGTTCGATGCAGCGTTCGCCGAAGCCGCGGCTGCCGCGACTGAGCCGACACCGGCCACGCCAGCCACTGCTGCTTCCCCCGCACCCAAGAAACCTGTACCGCCCGCGCCTAAGCCGGCCGTGCAGGAGCCACCGGCACCTGCTGAGCCGCCCGCACCTGCTGAGCCACCGGCACCTGCTGAGCCGCCTGCACCTGCTGAGCCGCCGCAGCCGCAGCCTCCACCGCAGCCGCAGCAACCTCCGCCGCAGCCGCAGGCTCAGCCATACCAGGAGCCGGCGCTCTTCAACGCCGAGGAAGTGGCTCAGCTGCAGACGTTTTATACTGACTGGCCGGATGTCGCCCGCGCCACCGAAACGATGGTTAAGGGCATCGTGATGCAAACCGCGAGGCGCATGTATCAGGATATGGCGGCGTCGCTGGCGCCCTACTTACAGACTGTCGACACCCTGGCGGACCGGTCGCAGCTGTCCGAGCTTCAGGGGCATGTGTCTGACTACGACACTGTCGCGTCCCAGTTAACCTCCTGGGCAGCCCGTCAACCTGCGTATTTGCGCTCAGCTTATGAGCATGTTATCAAGGCAGGGACGGCGACCGAGGTCGTTGATCTGATCAACCGGTACAAACAAGATCAGGCGTCCATGCAGTCCACCACGCCAGCACAAGCAGGTCAGCCGGTACCGGCTACGCCTGCCGCTGCTGCGCCGGCACCTCCACCTGTCAATCCCGCACTCGCTGCAGCCGCGGCGCGGCTCGCGCCGGTCAGCACCAAGCGGGCCAATGTGGTTGCGCCTCCCGCCGATTTTGACACTGCCTTTGCCGAGTTCGCTCGTGCGTCCTAGCCTCTAGGAGTTGAACATGGTTGCTATCACGAGTTATGGCGACATAAGCCCGGCGGTTGCCGCCTATTCCGTGGTCCGCATGCTCAAGCGGGCGATGCCGTATCTGCACATCGAGAAGTTCGGCCAGACCTATCCGCTGCCGACCAACTCGACGCAGACCGCCAAGTTCCGGCGCTACTTCCTGCAGGGCGCGACCGGCACGGCCGGTCCAAATGCCGGAGGCACCAACGGCGCCGGGCAACCGTTCTACATCCCGCTGGCGCTGACGCCACTGGTCGAGGGCGTGACGCCCGCGGGCAGCATGTTGGCGAATCAGGACTACACGGTTCAACTGTATCAGTACGGCGATTACATCACCATCACTGACGTAATCGAGGACACCCACACCGATCCCATTCTCCAACAGAGCACCGATATTTTAGGAGAACAGGCGGCGGTGACGGTGGAGACGCTGCGGTTCAACGTGCTTAAAGCGGGCACCAACGTCTGGTATCAGAATCTGGTTGCGGGGCGAGCGAACGTTGCCGGTGTCATCAGTCTGACCGACCAGCGCCGGGTGTCGACCGGGCTCAACCGGCAGAACTCCAGGAAGATTTCCCAGGTCGTGGCGTCGAATCCCGACTTCCAGACGAAGTCGGTCGAAGCCGCGTACTTCGCTCTTGTCCACCCCGATCTCGAAAGCGACATCCGCAACATGACCGGCTTCGTGCCGGTGGCGAGCTACGGGCCACATAGCAGCCCGTTCGAAGGCGAGATCGGTACGGTCGAGCAGACCCGGTATCTAAGTTCGACGGTGATCGCGCCGTTCCCCAGCTCGGGCGCCGCCACCAGCGGCGGGACGACCTACCGTTCGACCAACGGGGTCAACTGGGATGTGTACCCTGTGCTTTTCTTCGGCCGCGATGCTTTCGGCATCGTTCCCCTCAAGGGGAAATCCTCGATGACGCCGATGGTGGTCAACCCCAAGCCGGCGCCAGGCGATCCGCTGGCGCAGCGTGGGACGGTAGGCTGGAAGTTGTACACCAGCACCGTGATCCTACAGGATGCTTTCATGGCCCGTCTGGAGGTCGCCGCCACGGCGTAATTCTCGTTCAGTGAACGGGACTGAGGTAGAGGGAGATTTCAAGTGGCCAATCAGACTCCGCATGAGCAGCCCAAGGCCGATCCGCACAAGGCTGATCCCGCACCTGTGCAGTATGTGGTCAGTCTTACGCCCGAGCAGAACGAGGCTCGTCTCAAACGGGCGGCTGTAGAGCCGCCGCCACCTCCTCAGCAGATGGAGGTGGGTGGTACTGGAACTGCAAAGGTAAGCTTCAAGGACGTGCATGGTGCTGACGTCAAGGTCGCGTTTGCCACATGGGAATCCGTAGGTCCTGTGACGGTGATACCAGACGACAAGGACCCGACCAGCGCCAAGTTGGAGGCAACTGCCCCTGGCCGTGCACAGATCAAGGCCACCACGACGAGCGAGGCTGGTTCGCCGGCGGAAGCAGCGACCGAGATCATGGTGATCCAGACGGGTACGCCCGTCGAAGGTAAGATCGAGCTTTCGCTTCAACCGGCCAAAGCCAAGGCGAAGTAGGCGAAGCCGGCACAGCATCGCAGGAGTTTTCCATGCCTACCCAGATCATCGACACCTCACTGCATGTTGCCGCGTTCCCGCCGCAGTACACCGGGCCCGGGAACCTGATCGGCAATCCCGTGAACTCGCGTGGAGCGGATGTCTACGGTTTCTTCACGTCATCCACCGGCAACGCGGTGCAGATCAACGTCGGGTTCCAGCCGCTGCAGGTTGATGTTATCGACGTCGCCGGAGTAGTGACGTGGTCCTGGATGCTTGGCATGCCGCCGACCAACAGCATCAAGACAGCAACCGCTGCCATGACGATCGACACCGGTAGCGCCATCACGGTCGCTACCGACGTGGCCGGTAATGGCACAGTGACCCTCTCGTCCGCGTTGTGCGGTAACGCCAAAACGATCTGCTACCACGTTATGGGCTGATCCGTGGCTATCGCCGGCGTCACCGAGACTGCGATCCTGCAACTGATCTACACTGCCACCGCATGGGCGAACTATGCGGACAACGCCGCTAATAGCCCGCAGACCAACATCGCGATCGCGTTGCACACGGCCGATCCGGGCACGAGTGGCAACCAGGCGACCAGCGAGGTCGTCTATACGGGTTACGCGCGTGCGAGCGTAGCGCGTACGATCGGTGGGTGGACCGTGGTGGGTGTCGGCCCCGCGAACTGCTCGCCGGTTTCCAACATCACGTTCCCGGTCGGCGGCACGGGCGCGGGTGGAACCGTCACCAACTTTACCACAGGTAAGACCGGCGGCGGCGCGACACCGATCCTGTGGAGCGGCACGGTCACGCCGAATATTGTCGCCGGAGCGGGAGTCACGCCAGTTCTCACGACTGCAACAACTATCACGTTGTCATGAGCTATGCCGACGATATTGATTGTCCGCGCTGCGCAGAATTACGTGGCCGTGCTGTCAAGATGCGTACTGTGACGATCGGACGAACGCTGATTAAAACCTGTTACGAATGTCCAAGCTGTGACTATGTGATTACGCTCAGACCTGAGCACTACAGTGAACCATGCTGACGCATTCCGGCGCTGTCTGATCGAGCTCGACGTCGTCGGGATGTGCGATCTATGGTTTCACATCGCGCCGCATCTGCCGCAGCCGAAGAACAACGATGAAGCGCTGGCGACGTTGCACTATGCGCGCACCGAGGCTAGGTCTATCCCCCTAAAGCTGCGTTGTTATTCGCATGCTTGGCTGTGCGAGCGCGGACTGCCGTCAGCTTTGCCTGATCATTGGAAGCCGAAGGCGGCGCGGCTCTATCCGCACAGCGTAAACGCTGTGGGCATTGCCGTAAAAGCAATGTCGGCGGCTAGTGTTCCCCGCGCCAAAGCGATCGAGAAGGCGATGTCAGATGCGGTGCTGGAATGCTACGCGGATGGCGTCACCGATACGGACGCGATCAAGGCTCGGATGGCTGCGGCCCGCCACGCCATTGAATGATCAGGACACAGACACTCAGCGCAGGCCGGGCCGGTCTGGGATCGGTGGTTGTCACTGATCTAAATTCCGGCAAGACGCAGCTCGTCTCGAATATCGGAGTCGCCACTTCGCTGCTACCGCCGCTGGCTGCGTTCGCGGCGGTAGGCCGGGCGAGCGGCGCTGGCGTCGCTTCTTCTTTCAGTACTATCCCGGGCGGTAAGCCAAAGAAGGTCAAGGGTCGTGCGGATGGGGTCGGGGCGGCGCGCGCATCGAGCGTCCGCGGGTCCGCCGGCTTCGCCACGGCGAGCGGAGCGGGGGGCGCCGAGGGCGCTTCGGCGGTCCTTACGGATGCTGCCGGCGTGGCCTTTGGTGCTGGCACAGGCCACGCATCCGCGCCATCCATGTCCGGCGTGGCGGCATTCGCGGCCGGCTTTGGCAGCGCGGCCGGAGTAGCCATAGCTGGCGTTGCAGGTTTCGCCGATGCGTTCGGCGGGGCGCTGGGTGTCGCCGGCACCGGCGTCGTCGGGCTCGCCAGCGGCTACGGGAATGCATTCGCGGAGTATGCCTTTGAGGCCGAGTCGACCGGCCTGGCGATCGGCGCCGGGGATGCCACCGCGGCGATGCCTGAGATCGCCGCTGGCGTCGCCGGTGGCATCAGCGGGGCTGTCAGCTCGGGCTCGCTCGTGGCTGCCGCCGTGGGGGCGGCGCAGGCGAGTGGTAATGCCGTTGGCGCGGCGTTTGGAGCGGTGGTTGCGCGAGCCGGTGGCGTGGGTGCAGCAGCGGCGGTCGGCGGTGCGATCGCCCAGGCCACTGGCGTAGCTGCGGGTGTTGGCGACCTGAAGGCTGGTGCGGGTTCTCTTGGTCAGGCTCCCGCGACCTCCGATGCGGCTGCGGTCAGCTCGACGCTCGGGGTGCGGTTCTCGTTCGGGCAGGCTGATGGCGTCGGGCTCGCATTTGCACCGACGCCGCATATTGGCTTCGCATACGGCTTCGCCGCTGGTGTCGGCGCTGCATATGGCAGCGTTCCGTCTCCCAAGCAGCTCATGTCGCTGTACGGGCGCCGGAGCGGCATGAGCCTTCAAGGGAGTGCCTCATAGCCTGGTGTCTGGTATATTCGCGGCAAATAAGGATTTGCACGATGATGAACAGCATACGCATCGAGCGGGCGCAGAACGGCTTTGTTGTCTGCATGGATGATCCGGCGATCGTCGCCAAGAATCAGAAATCCGATGGCCCGTACAGGAGCCCGGAGCGTCAATTTGTTTTTGACGATGAGGCTGGCGTCATCGCGTTCATCACTAAGAATCTCGACAAGATCATCCCGGAGAAAGACGAGTACGCCAGTAGTTTCGACACGGCGGCCAAAGAGGGCGAGGATGAGGAAGATGAGGATGAGGCAGAAGAGGATGAGGACAAATGAGCACAGTGCTTCCTGAGGACAACGAACCGGCGCCGCGCAATGCACGTTCCAAGGTATCCGATGTGTCGCCTGGTGCGCCAATGGACAAGATGTTGGCGATGAGTGCAGCGTTTCCTGAGGATAACAAGTCAGTGCCACCTGCGCCGCCAACTGGTGCATCTGCGCCAGTTGCGCCACCCGCGCCAAAGCCGTTGGCGCGGTTCAAGGTCATCCTGGAAGAGGACGCCGCGATCCCGCCGACCGGGCTTTTCATTTCGGCCAATGGCAGGCCGTACCTGCTGATGGCCGGCGTCGAGGCACAGGTGCCGCAGGAAGTGCTGAGCGTCTTAAACGACGCGGTGACCTCGGTACCGGTTATCGACCCGCAGACGCAGCGGGTCACCGGCTATCGTTCACGGCTGCGGTTTCCCTATAGACGGATCGAATAGGTGATCCATGCAAACTGGAGAGCTCCTGGCCGAGCTGCGGCATCACGTGCTCCGCGATGTTTCCGATCAGGTCGCTGGCGCGTCAGACTATCTGTGGTCCGACAACGGGCTGATCCGATATATCAACGAGGGGCAGAACCGGTTTGCCCGGCAGACCAAGTGCATCCGTGACGCAAGCACACCTGCGGTGTGCCAGTTTACGACGGTGTCAGATCAGGAGTTCTACACGCTCGATCCGCATGTCATCAGCGTGCTGTCGGTGCGGATGACCGGAGACAGGGCCGACATGGCCCGCGCCGGGCATAGTGACCTCGATACCTACCGCCAGCCCGACACCTACTTTTTTGATCCAGGTCAACTTTCGAGCATGCCGCCCGGCAAGCCGGTGGCGTGGACGACCGATGAAGGTGTGATCCAGGACACCAACGGCTCCTACACGGCGATTCAATTGCGGCTCTACCCGGTGCCGTTGACGCCGTATTCGGGGATTGTCGGTAACATGCGGGTGGCGCGGTTGCCGCTCGTTCCCTTGAGCATCAGTCAGCCGGACGGTGTTCCTGAAATTCCAGAAGAGCACCACATGGATATACTGAATTGGGCGGCGTACCTGGCGCTGCGTGGAGTTGACCTCGACGTCGCCGGTGGTGGTGCCTGGGATCGCGCCAAGGAGTTCCGGGCTGCGTTCGACGACGCGATCAAAGACATGCAGCGAGATGCTCAGTCCAAGATGTTCAAGCCCCTGCAATGGGGCTTCGGCAGGAACGGATGGTCCTACGAGAGGTACTGATATGCGATGGCAGGACTTACCTACTTCGCAGAACGTCGTGGATCGTCGTGGGCAACCATCGGCGTCGTACTTGAATCCGATTATGAACGCGGGTGCAAACATAGTTGGTAATTTGGGTAATGCAGGAGGACTGATTTACGACGCAGTGCGTGGCGGTGCTCCACCGGCAACAGGGTTGGCTGCACAAGCTGGCATGAACTCGATTCCTTACAATCCGAGAGCGCTTCTTGTTAATTCACTTACTCGGCCATTCGGTTTTGCCGCCGGTGGGATTGTTCCAGCTATGAGGGGTACTGACATGGTAGCGCTCAGACGCGGCGTAGCGCGTTACGCCAACGGCACTCCGGATGTGTCGCAGGTGCCTGGGCCAGGCCAGCCAGGGTTTCAAGGATTGACCGGCCTGCCGCTCACGCTGGCAATGGAGCAGCGGGCACGGGCGCGCAATGCTGCCGGTACACCAGGCACCATAGAGGATACTCTGCGAGACCGAGATGAGCTGCAGCGTTCGCCGGCAGCCATAGCAGCAGATTTTGCCCGGATGTATCCGGAGAGGATGCCACAGGTACAGGATCAGCAGCGCATATTCGGGCTGCAGGCAGCGGCGGGACAGACCCCCGGTGGTGAGTCATTGGAGAGTGCGCAGAGTAGATGGGAGCAGCAGCATCCATCAGCAGCATCACCGGCACCGGCTGGTCCAAGTTTTCGTGAGATGCTTGGTAATGTGATTGGCATGCATGGTCGGGAAGCGCAGGCGAGTCCACTTGGTACGCCCACTTCAGGAGTGAATATAATTCCACCAGGAACCAAACCCGAAAGCCAGCCAATTACTTCCGGATCGCCGCTCGGTTCTATCGGGGATTTACTTACTGGTGGGTATGCCAATGTTTTGGCGAATCCGAATGCGTCGGCATTTTCTCAGTATCTTGCTCAGTCAGCTCAGGATCGTATAAACGCGCAAATGAATCGCTGGCAAATACAAAATCTTACTACCGGGCCGTCTAATGCTGAGAAACTGGTCAAAGGTCTTTTTGGTACCCAAGCTGACTGGAAGAATATTCAAGATCGTGATGCCGCAGCGACGGCGTTAGGTCATCCGTTGGCGCAACAGCGTCTTTTGAACGACCCAAATGAGTTGGCGAAGGCTACGCAGGACCCAGTTGGATATTCTCAGAGTCCTGACTTTACTCAATACATGAAGACAGCGGTAGACAATCACAATGCAGCGCATGACCCGGGCGGGGTCATGCACCCTGATGGTTCAGTTAAGATACCAGAGAACCCTTACAAGCTTGCACGAGTAACAACTACGACCGGCGCTACGTTGCCGGAGGCGCTTGCTAGTACTGAGCCGCATCAATATACGCGCGAAGAATTTGCTAACATCGTGGGCAAGATGCCGGTGAAAATGGTGGAAATGATGTTTGGTCACCAACTCGCGCATGTTGCGACTCCGCAAGAAGACGTGACGAAGACGTTGTTTGGTACTTACACGAACGATTTTCTTGCTGAGCATGCCAAGACTAACCAGCTGATGGAAGCAGGTAAGACGTTGACTGGAAGTGAGAAGGCAAAGAACATGGCTGCGATTATAGAACAGCAAAAGAGAGAGAAGGAAAAGAGGGACGCCCTCATGAATGCGATGTCTGCACCTGCTGGAGTAGGTCAGAAACAGTTCCCACTTCCACCAGGGCAGACGGACGATAGGTAAGGACGATGCCTGACAATTTTCCTTCGCTTTCTGACTATATGTCGCCGATGGCGCGGTGGCCGTCAATTGACTCGGGGGCGTCGCCGATGGCGCAGTGGCCATCGCTTCCGCCACTGACGCCGAGCCAGTTACCGGCGGACGTCCCGGCGACTGGTGAAGGTAATCTATTCAGCGCAGCTTTGATGTCTGCCATACACGAGGGGACAGCTCAGGGCGCGCGAGCACTTCAGGCCGGCGCGCAACTGACGGGCGCCACGGATACCGCGCAGTCGCTTTCGGACTTTGCCGATGCGGCACACGCCCGCGCGCAAGCATACGCGCGTCCTGATATAGAAGCCGCGCCCTGGTACTCGCCTTCCGCGCTCGCTTATCGCGCTACGCAGATGGTGCCGATGATAGGGCTTGGGGCTATTGGCGGAGGAATCGGAGCAGCACTAGCGCCGGAGGCTGTAGCTGGAGCGGGTCTTGCGGGCCTGGCCAGGATGGCCGGGCCTCGCCTGCTCGGCGCCGCGGCGACGATGTATCCTTTTGCTACTGGTGAGAATGTCCAGCGGCAGATCAGCGAGACAGGCGAGCTCACTTCTCCTGGTGAGGCACTGGCGCTCGGAGTACCGGAAGCATTCGTGCAGGGAGTGTTGCCAGGGAAACTGGAGAAGCTTTTCGGCAAGGGGATTTTAAGGGGAATTGCTCATTCTGTTGCGACGCAGGGTGGCGCTGCAGGTGCGACCGAGGCGATGACCCAGATGATGGGCGATCCGAATCGTTCGTTTGCGGATCGGGCGTCTGCTATTACGCAGCAGGCTTTGAGCGGTGGAGTGCTTGGCGGGCTTATTGGCGGCGCGTTCGGTGGCATGCATGAGCTTGTCGGTACACCGGTGAATAAGGTTAAGACCGGCGACCTTGATAAGGTAACTGCTCAGGCACTTGAACCGGCGCCTGCGGCGCAGGGGCAGTTCCCGCTGACTGGCGGTGGCGTGCGTCAAGGGCAGCCTCAAGGTGAGTTACCACTTTCAACACCTCGACAATATCCGGCTGAGCGTCAGTTGAATATGTTTGGCGTGCCTGGGGTGCAGACCGATCTATTCCGACCTGAGGAACCTGCGCCGCCTCCGCCGCCTGTACCTGCACCTGCACCTGCAGCGCCTGCGGCAGAAGCTCCTACGCACCTATGGCGGTCCAAGGAAGGTGATTTTCCTGTCACACCGACTGGTGTCGTACACACTGATCCAAAGACCGGTGTTGGATACGCCGTAGTTAGATCACCAGACGGTAGTGAAAGTATTGTTCCGGAGAACGAACTTGTTGCTCGTTCTGGTGTACCTACACCGGAGGCGCCTCCTGCTTCTTCTGCGGCAGCCGAGCCTGCAGCGCCTGCTGCGCCTGCTGCGCCTGCTGCACCACCTGAAATAGATTTCACTAAGGGTAGAATTAAAGAAGCTACAGCACAGTATGCGGCTGCGACGCCTGAGGTGCAGGCGGCAATGCGACTGCCGTTGGTCGATGAGCTTGTTGCTCGTGAGGATGCAAAAATAGACCCGACAAAGCTGCAGATAAAATGGGGCAAGGCGCTTGATGTTTTTGATGATGAGGGCAAGGTCAAAAGTGCGTTGCGATCCGAAGTAATGGAGTCACGGTCGAAGGTCGAAGCGCCGTCTGGCGTGGAGCCTGAGGCACCGGTACCCGAAGCGCCAGCAGCACCTGAGGCGCTAGTGGCACCTGAGGCGCCGGCTGAGCTAGCAGTTGCACCTGCGAAGGCTGCGCCGTTCGAGATGCCTGACATTCCGGCGTTCCTTCGGCGAGCTCCGCCGCCTGTGGCCAGCGATGCCCCGATCGAGACTGTGGACGATCGCGCAGCCACGCTGAGCGGGGTTGCACCTCATATTGTTGAGATAGCTAAAACCAATCCAGAGGCTGCACAAGAGTTTGCCGATGAGGCAAAATTCATAAATGGGTCTGAGGTAAAGGTTGCGAATAACCCTGGTCTAGCTGCCGTGCTCAATACCCGGGCTGAGAATCTGCGATCCGCAGTTGCAGCGGAGGCGCAGCTGCCTGGCGATCACGTAGCATCTCCGGACCTGGCGCCGTCACCGCGCGCCGAGACAGTGCCTGCGCCAATGGGCGATCTCGATGCCAAGTTAGGGGATGCGCAGAGTGAGCTGTCGAAATTAAAAACGATGCTGGGTAGCCAGCCCGGTGCTACAGAGGCGGTTGAGCAGCACGAGAAGTGGTTGGCGGAGGTCAACAAGGCGGTAGGGCCGGATAAGCTGCGCGCTGCCTTGGCGAAAGACCCAGAAGCCTTGGCAGCTGCTGATGAGACTGGTGAGATGCCCGATCTAGGCGGTATCCGACAGTTGAGTGAGCCGCAAAAGAAACAGATGGCTGCGTACCTGAGTGCTCAGGAGAAAGTGCTCCAGGAGCTGCGGGCTCAGAGTGACTCACGCGCTCGGGTCATTAGTTCGCGTGATGGAGCGCCGGTGAACCAGCTCGATGCTGATGTGACGGACATGTCGCAGCGTGGCGTCAAGATGCATGACGCTCTCGATCATATCGCCGAGCATAGCGTCGATCCGGAGGAAGCTGAGCTTGCGACGTGGATCAAGCAAGGTGTGCCGAAGAATGTAACGCTGGCTTTCAGGGACGGCGTTACCGACAAAGAGGGCGAGTATTTTCCGAAGCAGCAAACTTCGGTGCTCTACAATGCAGCAAACGCGACAGTAACTACTCTTCATGAGGCGGTACATGCAGCATTGTCCCGGGCGCTTGAGGGCACCAGCGCCGCGGCGGACGCTGTCCGTGGCATCTATGATCAGCTCAAGGACAAAGGCGATCATGCCGGGATCACCGATGCACATGAAATGGTGGCGGAAGCAGTAGCCAACCCGGTCTATCGCTCTTTCCTGAAGTCACAGTTTGTGCAAGGCACAAGCATGTGGGA